TCCATCGACGTAAACGGGCGGCAGGCTGGCAGCCTGCAGTATCAATTCCTCTTCGCTCATGAGCACCCCCGCAACAAACTCGTGACGTCCCGGGGGCTATTTCTGGGCGAGAACCTGACACAGGGCAAGAGAAATCGCGCTCAGGCTTCATCACGTTTTTTCGCACGCGATCAGTGGTCAAAATTGCACAGTGCATCCCGTTACCAACTTGCTGCGACACCCAGCGAGTGCGCGCCGGCTGTTACGCAGCCCCCTCCGTCCCACGTGATGGCCGGCGCAGTAATTTCCATCAACAGCATTCCAGACATTGCGAGGACGTGATGAGTGCTCCGCGATTGACGAAGAAGCAAAAGGCCGAGATTTGCGCTGCGTATGCGGCCGGCGAGAGCGTCAAGCTGATCGCATGGAGGTATGGCGTTAACGAGTCCTACCCATCCCTATTGGCCAAACGTCGCGGTCTCAAGCCTCGCAATAAAAGCGGATGGATGGCTTCTGCGGAGGCTACGGCATGAGCCGCAACTTCGGAATCTCTAACGTGCGGACGGACCTCGGGGGGCGGTATGAGCATCCGCCCGCACGTTCTCGCCTCGGCAGATACGCGCCGAGCGATTCGATCTTACTTCCTCCCGGAAATCTTTCGCTCCCACGATCTGAGTTCGCGCAAGCGGCGCTCGACGTATTCAAGCTCCTGTGCGCGTTTCTGCTCGTCTCCGCGACTGGGTGCGGGCTCGCGTTCGCTTTCTTCATTCTTCTTTTCGTCAACACGTAGGTATCGCGTCACGTTCGCTGTTAGCGCAGCGAGCGAAACAAAGCTGAGTGGTTCATTCTCGTTATCGTGAGTGCCTCTAGCCATGATCTCAACATGACAGAGGAAAAATCCAAATGGTGGAGAAGTCATCCAAAATGAGTACGCGGGCAGCAATGATCACCTTAGCAGGAAATCCGCCGGCACATGGCGAGTTACCGCGATGGCTATCAAAGATCGCTAGTTCGGCAGGTATTTCGTTTCGAACAGCGCGCTCATTATGGAACGAAGAAATTACAGACCCAGATCATTTGGCGGCCAAAGCTGTGCGGCAGCAGGCCCAAATAGAAGAGGCAAAGCGCGATGCGGCAGTGGTTGCGAACTTTTTTAGTCGGCACGCTCAAGCGCTTTCCAACATCGATCCGGATTTTCATCGGGAACAGATTGATGCGTTCGTCGCGGCGGCGCGCGCAATTAGCAATCGAGATCGCACCTGAAATCATCAACGGAGAGTAGTGTATGCTTCACAATCCGCATGAAACCGCGACGCAATCACAGCTTCTCGCCGCAGCGGCAAGACAGGCAAGGCTGCATAGATTCTCCAGCGCAGCCGCTATTCCGGTAGGTGAGCGCCTGCCAGGAAGCGAAACGCTGAAAGCCATGCCGCCGATTCCGAACGCGGCCATTGCCGAAGCCTGCGAGATCGTCTCACCGCGGATGGTGATGAACCGTATCGAGGCCATTCAACTGGCTGTTCTCGCCGAGTATCCCAGCGTCACGATGTATGACCTGAAGTCGCCCCGGCGCAATGCAAAAATGGTCAGGGCCAGACAGATTGCGATGTACCTGTCGAAGACCATCACGGCGCGCTCACTTCCAGAGATAGGCCGTCGCTTTGGTGGTCGAGATCACACGACGGTCTTGCACGCCGTGCGCAAGATTGAGGCGATGGTCGCAAAAGACGCCGTGTTTGCTGCCGAGCTTGAGCGCATCAAGCAAGTCATCCCGGACGTAGGCATATGAACCTCCAGGAAATCGTCATCGATAGAACCCCTTTGGAGAAGGCAATTCGCGTGGAGAAGCTCCGCACTGAATTGCTTGATCTTGGATACACCGTCGTCTCCAGCGAATGGCTGCGGAGACTGGACGAGGCAATTCTAAAGCGGAAACTGGAGGACGTACATTGAAAACCATCGCCTCCCAATATTTCGAGACCCTCAGCGCCGCCCGTCGAGCCAAGCCCCGTTCAGAGCGCAAGACAAAGCTTGAAGCCAAGCTGGGGAATTTGCTGCTGAGGCAGTTGAAAATTGAGGTGAAGAAGCGGAGGGCGGCATGACTTTCAATCAATGGTGCGGAGGCAGAAATCTAAAGACGTCAGAGCGCCTCTGCGCCGAGGCGGTATGGAACGCCATGGTTGATGGCGCAACATCGTCAGAGAGCGCTGGTCGGTTGATGTCGGATCTTTTGGATGAGGTTGACCGCTCATGGAACGAGCGCGGCTACGAAAGGAACGATGACGAATGAGCTTGTTCAAGGAATCCATTCAGGACCACCTCACAGCCTCGCCAGTCGATGCGTTGGCCCGCGCCTCGTACCCAGGCATGGCGCACTTTGCGCGAACCGGCCCCGTCAACACCACCTGCAGGGAGTGTATTTTCTGGGATCACGGTCCGCATGACTATCGGGCGAAGAGCGGAAAATACCGTGGTTTGATCGAGCCGGCGCGCTGCAGGAAATATCAGCAAATCACCCTACAGCACGGCGACAAGGTTCCTGATGACGCGCCGAGCTGCAAATACTTCGACCTCAATTCGACTGTGCCGCCGAGATTTGCGAAAGCATCATGAACGCCCGCGCCCTCAAATTCGTTCGCTACGACCGCGTAGAGGACCACTACAGGGCCGGCTGGGTGATGTCATTCCCCAACGCTGTAATGCACCACCATCACTACGGCTGCGAACTGGCATGGCTCTGTGACTGTCCTGTGCCGGGCGGCTTCGGAGAGTACGCAATATCCCATCCAACCCAGACAGAGAGCGCACATGAGCGAAGCACAGCCGGGGCATAACGGACAGCTTAAGGCGATTGTCGATCGCGTCGTTAACTTGGAGGACCAGAAGAAGGATCTCAGCAAAGACATCGCCGAGATTTACCTGGAAGCAAAGGGCGGCGGGCTTAATCCGTCCGCCATTCGCGTAATCGTGCGCAAGAAGCGACAGGACGCCAAGAAGGCTGAGGCCCTTGAAGCGGAAGTGCAGGCTTACATGGTTGCGATGGGGATGGTCTAAGCGATGGATGTTGGCGAGATGGTTGCAGAACTGATCGAGGCTGGATGTGCGCCTGATGTGGCTGCTTCCGTTGTAGCTCGCGCGTTTGTTGCCGGCGTTAATTCCACCGGAATTCCGCGGAATCCGGTGGATAAGGTAGCCGAGAAAAGGCGCGCTTATGATCGTGAAAGGAAGCGGAATTCCACCGGAATTCCACCGGAGTCCACCGGAATTCCTGAGGCACCCTCTATAGGTTTAGAAAAAGAGAAGAAGGAAAGTAAGAAAGATAGAGGCACGCAGTTGGCGGAAGGTTGGAGACCGGACGAGGTTCGCTGGACAGCCGCTTGCCGAAAGCTGGGGACTGACGGAGCGGAACGGGAGCTGAGCAAGTTCACATCGCACCACCGAGCGAAGGGGACGGTTTTCAAAAACTGGAACTTCGCTTGGGACAAATGGCTGCTGAATTCTGCTGATTGGGCACCAAAGCAGGCGCCAGGCGTCGGCGTGGTCAATCCGGAAAACGTCAATTGGCGAGCCGCTTTGCAAAGCTACACTAGCTTTGGGAACTGGCCGAAGGGCCACGGCAACGATCCAACATCGCCAGCCTGCCGAGCCCCGCCGGAATTATTGCGCGAATTCGGCCTCGAACTTCGGAGGATGGCATGATCCGCGACCCCTCAGACGGCTCGGTAAGGGAGCCGAGCGACCGGCGCGCAGAAAACCATAGCGCGGCGCACGGGGCGCAGATGCCCGCTCCAGAACCGGGCATGACCGGGAATACCCCGGTCATCGACACCACCACTTCTGGCCTTCAGAGCGGCAGCAGCAAGCCTGAGAACCTGGCAAGGCTGGGGAAATCGCGGGAGTGGTTGAAGGATTACTTCCACCGCAAGACCGAAGGAACCTAAAATGCACGGGGCCTCAATGACCAAGAACATCCGCCGGGTAGGGATTGCGGCGAGCAAGAAGGGCAAGCCGAATCCGGAGTATCCACGGCACCTGATCGAGGTGGATGACCCATACGAGGTCGGCGCCAAGATTATCACCGAACGGAACACGAGGAACGATCCGCTGGCCAACCTGCACGCCCGCAACCAAATCGACGAGGCACAGTACCATGGTGGCCGGGCCTTCCAGCACGATTTCGAGACGGCTGAACGGGGCCCGCGCGCGATCGATCCGAGCAAGGAGGCTGTGGACGGCGGGCGGATGCCAGAGCCCATTACGGAACAGCAGCAGAAGGCCGTGGCGCGTTTAAACCGGGTGCATGGTGTCCTCGGCCAGTCCGGGTCATCAATCGCCCATGACGTTCTCATTGCGCGGATGAGCCTGGATCAAGTTGCCGCCAAGCGCTCAATGAAAACCGAACTCGAACGGAAATACCTCGGGCGTCGGCTGCGGGAATGTCTGGATGATCTTGCGCTGATCTATGGCTTTGGCGGCGAGGGCAGGGAGGTTGTTCAGACCAACTGGAAACCTTCGATGTTCGTCCCCGGTATCGGGCTGGTCTACCTGACGCAGGACGATGTTGTCCGGATAATGGAGGACGACGCCAATGCAAAGCGGAACAAGGGCCTTGACTGGTCCAGCAAATCACCCCAGATTGGGCATCGTCGCAAGTGATTTGCGCAACATGGTCCCAAGTTGCTCCAAGGGGTCGCTCTCCTTCCAGCCGCTCGCTAATGCGTCGGGGTGAAATTCCTCGGGGGATCGCCAAATTCATAGCTCGCCCGAGAAATCGCGGCGGGCTTTTTCGTGAGGTCGTCATGACCGCTGAAATAGTGCAGTTCACCCCGAAGCCCAATCCAAAGCTCATTGAGGCCCAAGCGACCGAGATCATGAAGCGGGTCAACTGCGGCTGGCTCACGGAAGAACAGATGGCTGAATACAAGGCACCAAAGAAAGACCCTGACTAGCCGGAACGCAAAACCCCAGCCCTTCGTTTCCATACAGCGCGGTAATGCGCGGATAAAACCCCAACTGAGGAGAAGTCCTATGAAAGACACTCAGACTGCGCATGCCGAACCAAAGCAGAAGGTCGATGCCAAGACGGCTGCCAAAAAGCCCGAACTGACCAAATCAGCCAATGAGCCGCTTTCGGTGAAGGCTAGCGGCGAAGCGCGCGCCAAGGCTTACGCGACCAACCGCTGGGCCACGATCAAGCACGTCGAAGAGGCCAACGACCCCAGCAACACCCGTGACGAGGTGATCAACATCTCGATTATGGAAGCCGGCCCTCCGGAAGTTGCTGAAGGCCTGACCGACGACGACAACAAGCTCGCCGAGCACTACACCTACCAGCAGGTAGGTCCTGGCGTTGCGATCGGCATGCGACGCGGCGGTGAATTTGGTTCCGTTGACGGATTCGGCTGGAAGGACGCGGCAGAAGAAGCCGCCCATTCCAGTCCCGTCGATGACAAGCACCGAACGAACTGATCCAGGTTCTGATTAACCCCCGGCTCAAACACTGGGGTTTTTCATAGGGGTATACCCAATGGCGACGCGCTATTCCTTCGATACCGAAAGCGATTTCCACACGTTTTTCGAGGACTTTGACAAGTACACGGCTGGCGACTGGACGCTGACCACCACGGAAGCCGGCGCCGGTGACGCTACGGAAGCTATCGGCAATATCGATGGTGGCGTTCTGGTCATCACCAATGATGCTGCAGACAACGATCTGGACTTCTTCCAGCTCACCAAGGAAACCTTCAAGTTCGTGGTCGGTAAGAAGATGTTCTTCAAATGCCGGTTCAAGATCCTGGAGGTCATCGAGTGCGACATGCGCCTCGGCCTTATGATCACGGATACCACCCAGCTTGACGTGACTGACGGCATCTACTTCGGAACCGACGACGGCGACGCGTTGCTGGACTTCTCGGTCGAGAAGAACAACACAGCCACGCTGGTTGCCGGCGTTGCTACCCTGGTTGCCGATACCTTCGTCACGGTCGGCTTCTACTACGACGGCGAATCCAGCGACATCGACTATTTCGTCAACGGCGATACGGTTGGGTCAGTTGCTCTGACCAACATGGTCGATGACGAGGAACTGGCGGTATCCTTCGGCCTTCAGAACGGTCAGGCTGTCGCGAACGTCATGACGATCGATTTTATCGTGGTCAAGAAGGAGCGGTAATTGTGTGTCTGATGGTTTCAACGCTTCTGCAGCCTCCACCGTTACCGGTTATGAGCGCTGGGCTGCGGGGCGCCAATCGACCAAGTGCACCAAGAGAGCCAAAGCTTGGTGATGGTGACCGTTCAAGGCTGGGTGACGATATGCTGCCAAGCCCCGGTACTATCGCTGTTGCTGCCATGGTTTACAGCGCGTTGACGTCTGACGGTTGCGCCTCGGACAGCAGGCCATCTGATGAGGCACAGGCTGGAGGCGGTGACTTTGGTGGAGGCGGTTCATCTGGATCGTGGGAGTGATGGACAACACCCGAAAAAACGGGGAAACATCGGGCAAGCCGATGCCGCCCGTCGAGCATCAGTTCAAACCCGGTAATCCTGGCCGCCCTAAAGGCTCACGCAACAAGCTTGGTGAGGCCTTTGTACAGGCGCTCCATGCAGACTTTGAAGAGCATGGCGTGGCTGTGATCCAAGAGGTTCGTAAGGACAAACCGCACGAATACCTCAAGGTGGTGGCCAGCCTGCTCCCGAAGGAACTGAAGATCGAGCGTGTCGATGAACTCTCCGATTCCGAGCTTGACCAGCGTATCCGACAGCTCGCCGGCATCATCGGCGTTGAAATTGGAACTGCTGGAGCTTCTGCAACAGAAGAAGCGAAGAGCGGACCGCAACCGGCTGGCGGCGTATCGACCCTACAGTAAGCAGGCGCAGTTTCATGCGGCCGGCAAGGACAACCGAGAGCGGTTGTTCATGGCCGGCAACCAGCTTGGCAAGACGCTGGCTGGTGGCGCAGAGTGGGCGATCCACCTAACCGGACGTTACCCGGACTGGTGGCAAGGCAAGGTCTTTAACAAGCCAGTGAGGATGTGGGCTGCAGGCGTCACAGGGCTTAGTACGCGCGATAATCCGCAGCGCATACTTGTCGGTCCGCCTCAACAGCAAGAGGCTTGGGGGACTGGTATGATCCCTGGGGATGCCATTGTTGATACGATCATGGGGCGTGGCGTTCCTAACGCGCTGGATAGCATCGTCGTCAAGTGGGGCGGCGGTGGCGATGTCCAGGCTGGAGAGAGCGTCAATAGCTTCAAAAGCTATGAGATGGGCCGCGAGAAGTGGCAAGGCGAAACGCTAGAGGGCATTTGGGAAGATGAAGAGCCGCCGCTTGATATCTATAGCGAGGGTTTAACGCGAACCAACACCACGGGCGGCATCATCATCGTCACATTCACTCCATTGCAGGGCATGTCGGACGTTGTTCTCCAGTTTCTGAGCGATGAGCAGCTCAAGAAAATGGTCAAGAAGTGAGCAAACACGTTACGTTCATGACGATTGACGACGCCGAGCACTACACGGCGCAAGAGCGTGCTGACATCGTTGCGGCCTATCCGGCGCATGAACGAGAGGCTAGGGCCAAGGGAATACCAGTTCTGGGTTCGGGACGCATTTTCCCGATAGAGGAAGCACTGCTCACTATTGAGCCGTTCCAGATGCCGGTCTATTGGCCACGCCTTGGTGCGATGGATTTTGGCTGGGATCATCCGTTCGGAGCAGTCGAGCTGGTTTATGACGATGAAGCTGACGTCATCTACGTTGTGAAATGCTATAGGGCCAGTCAGGAAACGCCGATCATTCACGCGGCGGCGGTCAAGCCGTGGGGCAAGTGGATTCCTTGGGCCTGGCCGCATGATGGAAACAACGAGACCGCCGCCGGTGGCGGCGTCCCGCTTAGGAAGCAGTATGAGGACCACGGGCTAAACATGCTGGAGAGCATGGCGACATTCCCTGATGGTTCGAATGCGGTATTTCCTGGCTTGACTGAAATGCTGGAGCGCATGCAGACAGGCCGCCTTAAGGTGTTTTCGAACCTCAATGACTGGTTCGAGGAGTTCCGCCTTTATCATCGCAAGGACGGCAAGGTCGTGAAGCTGAAGGACGACCTGATGTCGGCAACCCGTTACGGTGTGATGATGATCCGCCATGCGCTGTTACCGCCAGCGCTTCGCTCCGAGAACCGCAAGAAGGCGATGGCAGCGAATGCAATGGGCGGAGATCCGCTCACGGGGTTCTAGATGCCTGCCATTGTCCGCTGCAAGCTTTGCGGCAAGGATCATGCATACCGGGATGATATAGAGCGGCTGGACTGCGACGAGTGCGGGGCGCCGCTAAAGATGGACAATACGCGGATGATACTGACGCATCGGAAGACAGAGCAGGCTGATCCGCTTGAGTTCATGTGAGGTCGTCCCCGCGACCCTTCGAGACCTTAGCTATGTTGCTGCTCACATGCGAGCCAGCGACCGTGCCGAAGTCGAAGCCCAAATGGACGAATGGAGTGCCGTTCATGTCGCAGCCCTGTCGCTTCGTGATTTCGCCTATGTCGTGGAACTCAACGGCAATCCTGAAGCCGCATTCGGTTGTGGTCAGGTTCGCCGGGGGTATTGGATCGCCTGGAGCTGGGGGACTGACAGACTCGTCCGATGCGTTCCTGCGATGGTGTCGTTCATTACGGAGCAGCTACAACCTGCCGTATATGAGGCTGGGGCGCGGCGTGTGGAGGCCCGAGCGCTGGCCTCGCATCGGCACGCCATACGCTTTTTAGAACGAATAGGCGGCACGTTCCGCTGCGAACTACCCGCTTACGGCAAGAACGGAGAAGCGTTCTGCCTCTATGACTGGACGAGAGAGACATATGAGAGAGATTCTATCAGGCCGACGGACGAGGCTAAGGCCCGTGAGGTCCCGCAAGGGGAGTGGGAGCTTGATCGACAATCTGTCTATCGGGCGGATTGACCACCAAATTGTCGAACCAAGCCGGGGTGGGAAGCGAGCGGTCGAGCCCTGCTAGAAACCAATAGGAGGCTGCCATTTGTCTTTTTAATACACCAAGCATGCCGGCGCCAGCTCCTGCGGTTCCGCGCGTACCGCAGCCTGATAGCTTCCAAGCGCAGCAGGCAGGCGACGAGGCCAGACGGCTTGCCGCGGCTCGTGGTGGCTCACAATCGAACATCGTGAGCGATCTCAAGCCGAGTGACGTGACGAGCACCCGGCCTGTACTGAGCCCCGTTAAATCCGTGATGTTGGGGCAGTAATGGCTGAAGGCTCAAGCGCCAAGGACATCCTTTCACGGCAGTCCCAGCTTGAAAGCGCGCGGCTGCCGTATGAATCGGTATGGCGTGACGTGGCGGAATACTGCGCACCGGATGCGCCTGAGTTCCTGCGCAATGGCTTCTCGTCCAAGAATGACAACCAGGTGACGAGGACCGATCGGCGGACGCGGCGGGTCTACGACACGACGGTTCGGACAGGCCAGCGCAGGCTTGCGGCAGGACTTGAGAGCCTGATCACGCCACAGAACGACAAGTGGCAGGGCCTCACCACTGCTGCGATGAACGACGAGGAGACCGACGAGGAAAAGGAATGGGCCGAGAAGGTCCGTGATTTCCTGTTCTCGATCCGCTACTCGCCCGGCTCGGGCTATGTGCCGGCGATGCAGGGTTGCTACGCCAACATTGTGCGGTTTGGGCCGGCCTATCTGTATGCCGAGGAGGATTTCTCGGGCCGCTATGTTCGCTATCGGTCGTTGCCGGTGGCTGAATGTTGGATCGCCCGCAACAAATGGGGCGATGTCGATACGCTGCACCGGCGCTACAAGCGGTCGGCGCGTGTGGCCTATCAGCTATTTGGCGACAAGCTGCCACCCAAAGTCATCGACATGGCCAAGAAGTCGAACCAGTGTGAGGAGCAGGTTGAGTTTGTCCATTCGATCTGCCCGAATTATGACCGCAAAAGCTACAAGAACATGGGTGAAGCCGCCTATATCGATGGGCCGTTCAAGTCCAGCCATGTGATCTGCGATGGCGAGAAGGTCGTCAAGGAGAAGGATTTCGCGTCGTTTCCGGTAGCCTGCTTCAACTGGGGCAGGGATGACGGGGACGATTACGGTACAAGCCCTGTGATTGAACTGCTGACCGAGGTCCGCGAGATCAACGCGGTCCGGAAGGGCACGCTGCGTTCACTGCAAAACATCACGGATCCTGCTCTTGCGCTGGGTGGCAAGCTGGACTGGCTTCCGCCGATCGATCCTGGTTCACGACACCCCGGCATGATTGACGACAATGGGCGCCTGCTGGCCCAGCCGATCGTCACCGGTGCACGGCCTGACTATGCGTTCCAGTACATTGAGCAAAGCCGCAACACGATTCAGGAAGGGTTGTACGTCAACCTGTTCCAAACGCTGGTGTCCAAGCCGGGCAATCAAACGGCCACGGAAGCCTTGATCCGCCAGGAAGAGAAGGGCGCGCTGCTCGGCCCTGCGGGTTCGTCCATCCAGGGCGGGCTTGCGATGCAGACCGATCGGGAACTGTCGATCCTTGAGAGCAAGGGGCTTTATGAGCCGGATAGCCGGTTTGCGCCGCCTCAGTCATTGTCCGGTAAGGGCATCCGGGTTCAATTCACATCGCCGCTCGACATCCTCCGGAAGGCGGGTGAAGCAAAATCAGTTGTCGAGCTGGTCAGCACTGCGGCGCAGATGGAACAGATTTGGCCTGGCACCAAGGATAACGTTGACGCTGATGAGGCGCTACGTGTGTTCCACGCTGCCGGTCGTGCGCCACAGTCCGTGCTTCGTCGTAAGGAAGAGTTGGAAGAGATGCGCGCTGCAACTGCCAGGGCCGCCGCTGCTCAACAGGGACTTGCAGCGGCTCAGGCGGGTGCCGGTGCGGCAAAGGATGGTGCTGCAGCTATGGCACAGGCATCGGAAGCTGGTCTACTGCCGGGCCTCGGGGCAGCGAATGCGGCTGATACGAAGGCCGTGTTCTGATGTCTAATATCCGCGAAGTGCAATTCGCCAAGCCGCAGACCGACGATGGCGTTATTAGAACTTTGGAAGAGTGGCTTAAGCGCGCCAAAGACGGAGAGATTCAAGCTGTCGGTATAGCTGGCGTCAAACCCGATGGCTGTATTTCGACGGAATGGTCTGGGTTGAGTAGCGGCTGGCTGCATCAGTTGAATAGCGCTCTCTCCATTTTGCAGCACCGGGTTCTCATAAACAATGTTGAGCAGGACTGATGACCGAAGAGCAGCAAGCTGCGGTCAGGCTCTCCTATGCGAGACTATTCAGCGACAATCCGCGCAACGGGGATGGCGCTACCGTACTTGCTGACATGGCGGTTGAGGCTGGCTTCTATCAGGTGCCGAGTCTCGCCAAATGGATTTCCGATACCGGCTCAGCCGCCGGCTTCGACATATTTTGTGCTGAACAGAACGGGCGCCGCTCGCTGTTTCAGTACATCTCAAGCTTCGCCAGCCTGAACGAAAGCGAAATGCTCCGCCTGGAGCGGGTCGCACGCTTTGGGTTTGCCGAGGATTAAGCCTCCAACCAAGGAACTAACACATGACTACCGCTGATGCGGGGTCCGTGGCTGACGCAGGTCAGTCGGCGGGCGCCCCCGATACGCAAAACGCTGGAGCGGATAACGGGTCCGCCGCTGCAGCAGCATCGCCTTTCGCCGGTCTTCAAGATGAAGGCACCCGGAAATGGGTCGAGACAAAGGGCTATAAGTCCGTAGATGATGTGGCTAGGGCCGCCTTCCACGCTGAGCAGAAGATAGGTTCAAGCGTGACGAAGCCGGCCGACGACGCGTCCGAGACGGAATGGAACGCTTTCTATTCCAAGATCGGCCGTCCTGAAAAGCCGGATGCCTATGAGTTCAAGCGGCCGGATGGCCTGCCCAGTGATCTCCCGTATGATGAGGCCCTCGCGGGCTCCTTCAAGACGTGGGCGCACCAGGCGGGGCTGAATGGTCGTCAGGCTCAGACCTTGCACGATCAGTTCGCACTCGCTCAGGCCGAACAGGCCAAGGCGCATGTGACTGCTCTGACCAAGGCTGTCGAAACAACCGCCGACGCGCTCGTGAAGGATTGGGGACCTCAGGATTCCGAGGGCTTCAAGACCAAGCACGAGATGGCAAACCGCGCCTTGAAAAAGCTCGGGCTTGTCGAGAGCTTCAAGAAGTCCGGCATCATCATGCACGATGGCGCCTTGACCGATCCTGCTCTTGCGGTGGCGTTTTCCCAAATCGGCGAGAAGATGTTTGCCGAGGACCGGATCGACGGTGGCGATGCTCCTGGCGGGCCTAACCCGTTCAAGGGTGAAAAGAATCTCACGGAAATATCAGCCCTGGTGAAAAGCGACCCTGACAAGGCGCGACGATTGGCACGCGAGGCCGGACTGAATCCGGATCATTGGGTTAGCGCAAAGCGCCCATAACGTGTTGTCGCGCCCTTCCTTGAAGGGCTACCAAAATGTCTGACGCATATACCAGGATTTCTGACGTAATCCTGCCGCTCCCCTACGCGCGCTACTCATTTGAGAAGCACGTCGAAAACCTCGATATCTTCCAGGCCGGCTTGCTCGGCACGGATCCCATGATCACCGGAAAGTTTGGTGATGGCGGAAAGTTCGTGGAGCTTCCGGGTTGGAAGGACATCACGAACGATGCTTCTGAGCCGATCAACGACGATCCGTCCGACTCGATCGAGACCAAGAAGCTGCTCACCCGCTCCGAGACCGCGCTTCGCCAGATGCGCGCTCAGGCGTGGGCCTATCCGGACCTGACTGCCGTTCTGGCAGGCGAGGACCCCGGCAAGGTGATTGCAGACCGGCAGACCGACTACTGGCAGCGCGCCATCAAGAAGATGGTTCTCGCTTCCATGGCCGGCGTGCTCGCGGACAATATCACGAACGACTCCAGCGATATGATCCGCGACACCAACGCGACCATTGCCGATACCGACCTGATCGACGCTGCCTACCTGCAGGGCGACCAGGCCGACCGGTTCGTGGGCGTGCTGATGCACTCCAAGCAGATGAAGGTTCTGAAGAAGGCGGACCTGATCGACTACATGCCGCCTTCCCAGCAGGGTGGCATGATGATCCCGACCTATCAGGGCCTTCGTGTGGTCGTTGACGACGGTATCACCAAGACCGGCTCCAACGAATACAACGCGATCATGTTCAAGCCCGGCTCCGTCGTTTACGACGAACTGCCGGTCAACACTGAAGGCGGCCCGATCGAGACCGATCGCAAGCCCCGTCAGGCGCATGGTGGCGGCGTGACCGAGCTGGTTGCACGTCGGCAGATGATCCTGCATCCGCGCGGCTTCGACTGGCTGCATGCTTCGGTGGCTGGCGTGTTTCCGACCGATACCGAGCTGGCCGCCGGCGCCAACTGGAACCGGACTGCGACGGATATCAAGAACACGGGGTTCGTGTTTCTGCGCACAACCGAAACGTAAGAGACATCAGAAACTTAGAGAGGGCTTACGAGCCCTCTCACTTGTTATGAAATCAGGAAAGGTTGCCTTATGGCTCTTAAGTCGCTTGACGCGGTTACTTCGGACACGAGCGGTAGTGTCCTTTCGTCGTCGGACGTGCTGAAGTACCCTTGTGTGCTTCAGTACATCGCAACAATTCCAAGTGGGAGTGCTACGATATATCTGGAGGGTTCTCTCGACGGCACCAACTTTTCCTTGCTGCAGAGCGCCGTTGTGAACGCAAACGCGATAGCATTTTTAAACGTCAGCAATGTCCCAGTCCTACACATCCGCGCCCGAGTGTCGGGCCTTGCTAGCGGACGGACTGTGACTGCCTGGGTTGCGATGGCGGGCGAGGCATAGGCCATGCCCTATGTTCGCACGGGTAATCCTCCTGGAAGGCCGCGCAAGACTGATTCGGTGGCACAGCCGGCGGCTGTCGAGCCTGAACCTGCGGTTGGATCTACATCTGAGCCGAAACGGCTGGAGCGTGCTCGGGAAGGCTTCAAGCGTGCTTTTGCTGATCCTGCTGCTGCTCTGCATCGCCCGCCTCGTTTTGGCCAGAAGCGACGCGAAGTAGGCAAACGGCCGATCCTGCATCCCAACGTGATTGCGAAGGGTAGCTGATGGTCGCGCTCACGCCGGTTGATGTGGCCAATATGGCCCTTGGGATTCTTGTTGAGGCACCGATTTCCAGCCTCGATCAGGACAACAAAGCCGCGCGGCTGCTCAACCTGCATTATGAGACGACTCGCCAGTCCGAACTGGTCAAACAATCGTGGGCGTTTGCGATCTTCCGGGTTGAACTGGATGCGGAGGACGACGCGCCGACAAGCGATGAATACCGCTATGGTTATACGGTACCGGACGATGCGCTTCGCGTACTTCCCTTGACGGACAATGGCGAGGCCTCCGGCTTGCGTCTGCCGTTCAAGCAGGAAGGCACGCTGATCCTGACCAACTACTCCGGTCCTCGGATCATTCGCTACATCGGCAACCTGACCGACCCGTCTGATTGGGATCCGTTGTTCGTGGAAGCGTTTGCCGCGCGGCTGGCCATGAAGATCGCCATGCCGCTGACCAATAAACCGAGCGTGCTGCAAGGCGCGCAACTGGTTTACAACGAGGCTATTTCGGAAGCGCGACGGATCAACGCCATTGTTTCAAGCTCGATCTCCGGTTCCCGCACCTGGGCCGAAGAGCGCGGCGACATGTCGGACGTTAGATGACGCTGTTTCCCAGCCAAGATAGCTTTGTCAGAGGAGAAATATCGCCACGGCTACATGCGCGGGCCTCGCTCGATCTGTACCGCTCGGCGCTGAAGCTGTGCGAGAACTTCATCACCATGCCGCATGGCGGTATCCGCAAGCGAGGCGGGACGTACTTCGCTGGCGAAACCAAGCTTTCGGGACAGGAACGGCCATATCCGTTCATCTTCTCCGAAGAGCAGGCTTACATGCTGTTCTTTGGAGATCTTTACTTCCGCGTCTATGCCTATGGCGGTCCAGTCATGGATGGCTTTGACGTGGTAGAGGTAGTAACGCCATGGGCCATTGCGGACGTTCCCGATCTGCAATTCCAGCAATCCGGCGACGCGCTTTATGTGGTTCATCCGGACTACACGCCCGGCAAGATCGTTCGATCGAGCAATACCGATTGGGAAATCCAGTTTCAGGTTTTCAATGACGGGCCGTTTGCCGCTCAGAACACGACCACGACGAACAAGATGTATGCCAGCGCCACAACCGGCACCGTCACGCTGACATCGGATACTGACGTATTCACGGCCGACATGGTCGGGCAACTGGTCAAAATCCAGGTCGAGACCTATGAGACATGGAAGCCATGGGAAGCCGGTGGCTTTCTGACGAATAGCAGTGTTACGGGGCTCACGCGACGGCATAATGGCAACGTCTATCAGGCTACCGAGCCAGCCGCGGTTACCGGAAAAATCCGCATGGGTGGGACGGCACCGACCCATCTGGAAGGTGAGGAATGGGACGGGGCGGGTGAGCAGGCTGAAAATTATGACGGAACGCCTGCGCACGACGACAATTACGGCGTCAAATGGCTGTACCTACATTCCGGGTACGGGGTTGCGCGCATTGTCTCGGTGGGTGGACCAACATCCGCGGGTGCTCTCGTGGTGCAGACCTTTCCCGCTGAGGTCGTTGGTTCCGGCAACAAGTCATATCGCTGGTCAATCGGGGATTTCGATGGTGTCGCCGGCTACCCGCGGTCCTGTGCTATCTTCGAAGAACGGCTGATGTTCGGCAAGAAGTTCTCGATCTATGGCTCCAAGACCTTCGATTTTACCAGCCTGCGCGCCGGCGCCGATGACGATGACGCGATCGCGTTTAATCAGGCCAGCACCAACGACATCACATGGCTGGAGGAATCTGATGGTTTCCTGATCATCGGAACCGTCGGGGGCGTTCGAACAATGTCGGGCGGCGGCAACAACGAAGCGCTGACGTCCTCGAAGTTCAAGAACCGGGGGTCTCCGACCAAGCGTTGTTGCAGCATTCCTCCGGTAAAGGCCGGGTCCACGTTCGTTTATGTAGGGTTTGACCGCAAGTCGCTGGTCGAGATGAACTTCTCCCTGGAGAAGAACGGCTATTCGACCTCGCCGATCAGCATCATATCCGAGCACATTCCAAAGCGGGGGATTTCCTCGATCTGCTATCAGAGCGAAACCGATCAAATCTTCTGGATGGGGCTCGATAGTGGCGAGATCGGCGGCCTGACCTATGAGGCCGATCAGAACGTGCGCGGCTGGCATCGGCAGAAGGTCGGCGGCTCGTTTGACGGTGGCGACGCCGTGATCGAATGGGTTGCTACTTCTCCGGGTCAGTCCGGCCCCGATGATGTCTGGCTCGTGGTCAAGCGCACGATCGACGGACAAACACGGCGCTATATCGAAGTGATGCAGCCGCCATTTGAATATGGAGAGATTGAGGACGCCTTCCTGGTGGATTGCGGCCTGAGCTATGACGGCGCCCCGCTATCGCTGGTGACGGGGCTTGCTCATCTCGAAGGAGAAACCGTGGTCGCGCTTGCGGACGGGATTATCTACCGTGATCTGATCGTGACCGGAGGCGAGGTCTCCATTCCGGTTGAGGCGTCGAAATGGCATGTCGGCCTACCCTACAATGCGATTGCCGAGACGCTGGAACTTGACGTCGGCGGCAAGGACGGCTCGGTCGTCGGCCGGCGCAAGCGCATCAACTCGGTGATCTTCTCGGTTCTGGAAACCGCCAACATCTATGTTCGATCGGCATCTCGGGATGACTTCGATCTACAGGCGGCGGGGCGGAACACGGTCGCTGCACCGGCTGATCTGGTTTCGCTCTACACCGGAAACCTGGATGAAGTGAAGCTTGACGATACTTGGGAAGGGCAGGGTCGCATTCGCATCGAGGCGCCGGATCCTGTGCCGTGTACCGTCCGTGCGCTCATCCCCGGCTTTGATAGCGAGGGCTCGTAATGTGCGCCATGGCTCCGCTGATGCTGGCTACCACAGGTTTGGCAGCCATCGGCTCGATCATGCAGGGCAATCAGGCGGCTGCGGCTGGTGAGGCCCAACAGCGGGCCTATCAGCAGTCTGCTGAATATGAGCGACAGGCCTCCGGCTATGAAGCGACGCGCGTTGCGGACAAGAACCGGCGGGCAGCTTCGGCGGCGTTGGTGCAGGTCGCGGGTTCTGGTGTTTCGCTGACTGGTTCGCCGACTGAAGTTCTGGCTGATAATGCCATCCAGTCGCAAATGGACATCGATGCTATCAGGTTTGGATCGACCATCAAGCAGAACAATCTGATCACGCAAGGCGAACTGGCCAAGATGCAGGGCGAGCAGAAGCAGCAGGCCGGCTATATCGGCGCGGCGACCAATGTCGCGAGCGGTCTGACGCAGCTCTATACACCGCGCTCGGCTATCAAGTTCGGCGGCTCAGGGTTCTCTACGACCGGCACGGGCGGGTTGTATTGATGGCGACTATTCCGCGCATAGCGGGCGCCACCCGCGGCCTTGATCCTGGTGGCGTTGTATCCTACGCGGGCGTTTCCGGTTCTCCCGTCGGTGCCGCGTTGGAGCAGGCCGGCACCAAGGGTCAGTCACTGACGACGCATTATTTCGATCGCGTTGCGCAGCAGGAGCGCTTCCAGTCGCTTATTCAGTTTGACGAGTTCAGCGCTGGCCTGACCGGGGAAACCCAAAAGGCCAAGGAGACCATGCAGCCAGGCGCCGCCGGATTGCATGATAACCTTCTCAAGACCTATGACGATCGGTCAAAGGAATGGCTGACGAAGATCCCGGAGAGCCAGCGCGGCGAGTTCGAGGCGCGCATCAGGGCAAAGCGGGAATCGTTCTCGGTCGGTGCAGCGACCATTGAGGCTGCCGAAAGCCAGCGCTATCAGGGCGTCAAGATCGGCGAGCGGTTCGAGACGGCCAAGCAGGGCGTGCTTCAGGGCGGCCCGGCCCAGATCGAACCCTTCGCCAAAGACGTTGAGGAGATGATCAATTCCTCAACCTTGACGCCGGTCCAGAAGGAAGAACTGCGCAAATCGGTCAAGCCTACGCTGGAGACGGCCGGGTACCTGTCGGTCCTGAAAAGCAATCCAGAAGAGGCCGCACGGATCGCCAAGGGCTGGGGCATCGACAAGGGTCTCTCCGGAACCGCGCTCGATCGCACGATGCAGGTTCTGCGCGACAAGGAAGGGTTCAAGTCCTCGACCTATTGGGATGTGAACGCCCATCGTGTTGGCTACGGGTCGGACACGATCACGGCGGCCGATGGCTCGGTCCGCCAGGTCAAGCAAGGCGATACGGTAACGCGCGCGGATGCTGAAAGAGACCTTGCCCGGCGCTCTACCGAGTTTCTAGGCGGCGTGAAATCCTCGGTGGGCGAAGAAGCCTTCAACAAGCTGAACCCCAACCAGCAGGCCGCGCTGGGGTCCGTGGCCTATAACTATGGGAGCCTGCCGGCCTCGGTGGTGTCTGCGGCCAAGTCAGGAGACACGGAGGCGCTGGCGCGCTCGATAGAGGGACTGAAGGGGCACAATAACGGCGTCAACGAAAGCCGCCGGCTGGCTGAGGCGGCATTGGTTCGCAGTTCGGGTGACGGGCCGGTGCAGGGGTTGCATGCTCCTGATCCGCGGTTTGCAAACATTCCCGCGGATCAGCGGCCCCAGCTCGCCGGCCGGGCTGAAATCGAACTGCATAAGCAGTCTGCGGCGGAAGCTGCGGCGGCAACAGCGACCTATAACGACCGTTTCAATACCATGCAGACCGGCATTATCGACGGTACGGCCGGAATTGCGGACGTCCAGAAGGCTCGGCAGGAAGGCTGGCTAAAGGATGCCGGCGACATCATGAAGCTGCAGGGACAGATCGCATCGCGCGACAAGGGCCTGGCTGATGTGACGGCGTTCGGGCAGGCAATGGCCAACCCGGACTTCCCATGGAACCCTGTGGATAAGGGCCATAAAGACGCTGCGGACGCTGGTTTCAGGTCGCTCGGCGGCAACATGCAGGCGCTGCAAACGATCGCTGAGAAAACCGGGATCGTGCCTGCCAGCGCTGCGGTTGCCATGCAGGGGGCTATGTTCTCGCCCGATGCCAAGCGGGTTGAGGGCGCGCTACAGACGGCGGCCAATCTGGTTGGTGGTCGCTATCCGGATATCTTTGCCGGCGCCACGGGCGGCGAGAAGCTGACCGAGGCGGCAAATACGTTCCGGCATTACGTCTATGACCGGGGCATGACCGCGGCTGAAGCTACTGCGCGCATCATGGAAGAACGAACTCCGGAATACGAGCGGACGGTCAAGGCCCGGATCAAGTCCGAGGACATGAATACCATTGTGAAGAAGGAGCTGAAGGATAGCGATATCAGGGGGGCCTTTGATAATTCATGGATACCGTTCAATGACCCTAAGCTGGCCTTCGATCCCAATATGCGCCAACGCGCGATGGGTGATTATGAGGAAGGTTTCCGTGAGAAGTTCGCTCGCAATGGCGATGTGACCTTGAGCAAGAAGCTTGCGCTCGAGGACATGAAAAAGACGTGGGGAGTAACGGAGGTCAACGGCTCAAAGGTCGTGATGAAATATCCTCCTGAGCGATCGCCTGCCTATGCTGGTGTAGATAATGTCGCTGAAGCCATCGCGGCTCAGGCTGTGGTTGCCATCAAAGATCTGAACGGGACGGATGTAGAGCGGTCGAAACTCCGGATTGACGAGGTGAAAAACACAGGTGAGCGCTATGTCCGCGGCGAGGCCCCAAGCTACGTTCTGAGCTATGAAGACAAGAACGGTCACGTTCAAACGATCCCACGGCACTTCTATGCCGATCCGGATGCTATGCGTGCCGTTCAGACCGCAGCAAGGGAAAAATCATCCAGCTTTGAGCAGAAGCGCGCAGAGGCCATGTCATCGCCGTTCCTGTTTGAAAATCAAGTTGCAGCCATAGCCCGGTATTTCCACGACCTGCCGGAGAAAAACAGGCAGGACATCAAGAGACTGAGTGGGACGGAGAGCGCAAATGCCGTTCCTTGAAGATGATGCTCAACCGATCGACTTGGCGCGGCGCGCGGATATCCCGCAGGGCTTTGCGGTCACACCTGGCGCGAATGACCTACAGGATAACGGAACGAAACAAGCGTGGAATTGGGCCGCAGCCTTCCGCAGGAATAACGAATTGTCAGCGCTCGGCGCGTCAGAGTCTGCTTGGGTCGATAATAACCCGGAACCCGGCTTTAACCCGTGGGACAAGATCAAGGGCACTCCGGATGAGGCAAATTTTGAGGCTCTATCTGCGGCCCGCAATAGCAAGAAATTTGAGGCCATTCGAACGGATATTGCCCGAGAGAACGCTGATCGCAAGTTGCTGGATTCTCAACCGTGGTGGATGGGGCTGATCACTGAGGGAGCAGCGGGCATCCTAAGCCCCACGTCGCTGATCCCCGGCGGAACATTTGTGAAGGGCGCCAAGGGAGGCATTGCGATCGTGAAGGCTGGCGCATCGGTCGGCGTCGCGAATGCTGTCGGTGCTGGCATTCAGGAAGCTGCACTGCAATCAACCGAGCAGACAAGGACCGCGGGCGAGAGCGCTACTGCCATCGGGGCTTCGCTGTTCCTGGGTGGATTGCTCGGCGCGGGCGGTCAGGCGGTGCTTTCCAAGGGTGATTGGCAGAAGGGCGTAGCTGCCCTAGAACGCGATCTGGAAGCCACCCATACGCCGGCCGTGACGCCTGAGGCTGTGCTGGAGGCGGCCAATTCCAACGCGCCGCTGCGCTCGGTTGGTGCGGCTGCGAACACAGCAACGGACCTGGCAGACAATACGATTGCCGGCGGCGCGGCGCGGATGACTGCGTCGGCTACGGCGCAGATGAACCCGCTGCTGCGTGCACTGCACAGCCCGTCGGCGGCCTATCGGGAAATCATGCTCGATACCGTCGAGAACCCGCTGTACCTGAAAAAGAACTTTGATGGCGTGGCGTCACAGCCGGCCGTTGAAACTCTGATGAAGGAACACAACGGCGGTCTAGCCAAGGCGATTGGCACCACAAACGATGGCTATCAGGAGTTCCGGAAGGCTGGCGGTCAGCTCGGCAAGGATGAATTTCGGGAAGCGGTTGGCAAGGCGATGCGGCGCGGGGATACCGATGCCGATCCGATCATTGCCAAGGTTGCACAGGAATACCGCGCCAAGGTGTTCGAACCACTGAAACAGCAGGCCATAGACGCCAAGCTCCTGCCGGCGGATGTTTCGGTCGATACCGCGCAATCATATTTTACTCGGATGTGGAACGGCCGGAAGATCTCTGCCGATGAGCAGGGCTTCAAGGGCATGGTCGAGGATTACGTCAACCGGCAAATGCCGAAATATCTGGCGGCATTCGATCGTGAGACTGCTGAAAAGGTCGCCAAGCTCAAGGATGACGCTCTGCGGGAATTCCAGGTTGCACGGCGCATTGAGCGGGAAGACCGCTTCGAGGCCAAGGACGCGGCGCGGCAGGTTGCCAATGAGGTGTTCGATACAATGACGGGAAGGGCCGGGCAGGGCGTGCGGCCGGACTTCATTACGATCAAGGCCCGTGGGCCGCTCAAGGAGCGAACCTTCGATATCCACGATCTGTTCAAATCATCCAATGGGCGCTCTGTAGAGGACTATCTTGAACACGATGTCGAGCAGGTTGCCCGCCGCTATACCAGGATCATGGGTGCCGACGTCGAACTGGCCCGCAAGTTCGGCTCGGTGGATATGGCTGAACAGATCGGCAAAATCCGCGAGGACTACAAGGGATTGCGCGACGGCATTACGGACGAAAAGCAACTCGCCAAACTGGCCGCTCGCGAGAAGTCAGACATCGGCGATCTGGAAGCGGTGCGCGATATGCTGCGCGGCACCAATCCAGGCTCTCCTACCGAAACCAACTATTCCCGGATTGTGCGCTCGGTAAACCATTTCAACTATCTTCGTTCCATGGGTGAGGTGGCGATCGCGTCCCTGACGGAAACCGTGCGGCCTGCCATGGTTCACGGCCTGATGCCGTACATGGAAACTCTGGGCCAGACGCTGACGAACATGAAAGGCATCCGAGCTTCGGTAAACGAAGCAAAGATCGCGGGCGTGGTGACGGAGCGGGTGCTGGGGACCAGGCTGGCGACGCTCTCGGAAATCATCGATCCCTACGCCTCGCGCGGGCCGGTAGAAGCCTTCCTAGAGAACATGACGAACGTCGCGTCGAAGTGGAACGGCATCCGGTTACTGACCGACATGCAGAAGTCGATTGCATCGGTGATGACACAGAACCGGCTGCTCCGTGGTGCAGCGATGTTCCAGGAAGTAGCCGACAAGGAGCGGGCATATCTCGCCTATCTCGGCATTGACCAGAGCATGGCTGAGCGCATCGCAAAGCAGTTCGCGGAGCACGGCGAGACGATTGACAAGGTTAGGGTCGCCAATCAGGAGAAATGGACGGACGAGGTTGCGGGCCGCACCTATCGCGCCGCACTGTCAAAGGATGTGGATTCGATCATCACGACCAAGGGCGTGGCGGATACGCCGCTGTTCGCCAATACGCCCACTGGCCGGGCAATGCTGCAGTTCAAGTCATTTGCTCTGGCGTCGCATCAGCGGGTTTTACTTCGCGGCCTGCAGGAGGATCAATCCCGGTTTGTCGGGGGGCTTGTTGCGATGTCAACGATCGGCATCATGGCGACATGGTTGAAGGCAGTTTCGGGCAACCGGACTGAGAAGCTGCAGGACATTGGCAAGAATCCGGGCTGGTGGATCGGAGAAGGGATCGATAAGGCCGGCATCTTCGCTGTGCCGATGGAGCTGGCAAATACCTTCGAGAAGGCGACGGGCTTCAATCCGATCAAGACGCCGGTCAAGTCCTTCGATGAGGGCTCCGCGATCTCTCAGAAGATGCAGAACCGCAGCTTGCTTGGATCTGTGGTCGGGCCCTCTGGCGGACTGATCGATGACGCTACGCAGGTCATGGGCCTGCCCAAGAAGATGATCGACGGCGAGGAAGTAACGCAGGGCCAGAAGAACGCTGCCGAGCGACTGCTTCCGTTCAATAGTTACATTGGCGTGCGGCAAATGCTCCGATACGTCGTCAATCCACAGCAGCAATAGAAATTTCAGCATCGCGTGCAGCCCGCCATTCCGGCGGGTTTTTTGCGTTCCGCACGGGCCGGCAGCCCGTTAATCCCGTCCTAGAGGCGGCTCCAAAGGAGAAAATGACATGGCACGTAATTTCGGGCGCGTCCGCACCAGCGGCATGGATAAGGGAAACCGGCCTGGGTATTCCGGCAACGTGAGCACTCTCGTTGGTCGAAAGACTGGCATCGCCGACAACACCGCAACGTCAATCATTCGGGTGACCGTTCCGAGCGGTAATCAGAACGCCGGCATTGAAATTACGCTGGTTGGCTGGCTCGGCACCGGCACGGACCAGAGCGAATCAACCCGCGTCGCTAAGGGGCTTGTTACTCTGGCTCGCCAGACCGGTTCAATCGATACCGTGGCGGTTGTGGCAACCCTGGCGCTGGCGCAGATCGCGACGGTTTCCGGCGGCGGTACTCTGACGCTCGCCTATGGCGTTAGCGCGATCTCTGGCGCCAACACCACCACGCAGACATTTGATATCCAGGTGACGCTCGTAAAGACCGGCACCATCACGGATCTCGCCTGCATGTTCGAGGCACGCCTCCTGAACGGCCAAGACGTTGGCGTGACGATCGCCGCGGTCTGATGCCAACCCCTGCCGTAATCCAGTATCCGACACGCTCGGCGCCTGCCACACGCGGGCGCCGAGCGAATGTCGCTCCCGGCCGATGGGCAACGATCGAACGTTTCTTGACGCCAGCAGAAGGGGTCACGGTGTTCAGGACCGAGCTGGTCATCAACATCAGTATGATGATCCCGCCAGAGCGTCCTCCTGAATTGCCGGGGCTTGATGGGGCAGGAACGGGCGTGACGAACAACTACTTTCTTGAGCGTGTCGCCCTTGGCGTGAAAATCGGAATGGTGCGCGGCGGCACGATCGATGCCGTCGGCGGGTTTGGATATTCGGACGGTGATGAAGCGCCTATCTGGGCATGGTTCGCCCGCCCACAAAACAGCGGTTACATCGCCTTGCTTGAGGACATCTGATGACAACGATGAACGTTTTGGATGCGAATGGCGACGTTGTAGCGATTGAAAAGCCGCTTGCGCCGGGAAGGGTGGCGGCGACTGCCTCGCGCCCGGTGGTTCTCTGCACTGAGGACCTTGCCGCACTAGCTTCTCAAGCGACCCTTGCGTCGGTTCTCGCCAAGATCATCGCCGCGCCTGCGACGGAAGCCAAGCAGGATACCGGCAACACATCGTTGTCATCTATCGATACCAAGATGACAACGCTCGCGGGATATGTGGATGGCCTGGAAGCGCTTGCAACGTCTCTAAATGGTTTTGTCGATGGCCTCGAAGCACTGGCAGCCGCGGCAACGCCTGCCGGTACGAACCTGATCGGGCGCGCGGTCGCAGACGCCAGCGCTGCAACTGGCGGCATCGCGACTACGGCCCGTCTGCCGTCCGCCGCAGCATCAACCAACGCGACCATGGTGAAGGCCAGCGCTGGCCGGATCTACTGCCTGACCGGCAAGAACAACGCGGCCTACGACGTCTTCCTGGTGCTGTACGACAGCGCAGCAAACCCGCCGGTGCCGGGCACCACGACGATTCGCCGCAAGGTTTGCTGTCCCGCCGGCCAGGCCTTCGTCTATGACTTCCCGGTCGGCCTGACCTTCGGGACGGGCATCGGCTACGCCTTCACTAAGCTGGTCGCCGACGCCGATACGACGGTGCTAGTTGCCGCCGACATCACGGCATTCAATCTGGATTACGTCTGATGAGCGGCTTCTCCCTCATCACCCCGGGCCAATTCCCCGGTACGGCGACAAACGACAGTGCCGCCGCCGGAAAGGTCGGGGAGTATATAGAGGCGTCTATTGCATCCGGTTCGGCGGTAGCGTTGACGTCTGGTGCTGCGAAGACGATCACGAGCATCACGCTAACGGCCGGCGATTGGGATGTGAGCGGCCATGTCGCGTTCACCAGCGCCGGCGGCGCCAGCTTCACCATCGTCGCTGGAAGTCTTTCCCTCACCACCGATACAAGTTCGAGCACGCTAGGAAGGTGGAATCAGACGGTCTCAGCCGCCTTCGTTCCGGCTGGTGTTCCAATCAGCACCGTCATTGTTCCATCGCGGTTCAGCGTCACCGGCTCTACACAGATTTTTCTTGTGGGATTTGCGACGTTCACCGTCGGGACATCTGGCGGGTACGGCCTGATCAGGGCCAGACGGGTCAGGTAGCCGTGCTTTGGCTGCTCTCACTTCAATAGAGGCACATCAATGAATGCTGAAACCGCCGCCGTCCGTCTTCTGGCGGGCGACAAGGAGCCCGTTCGGCTGGCTTCCACGGGCAATCTCGCTTTGGCTGGGCTGCTCACCGTAGATGGCGTGGTGACTGTCGCAGGCGATCGGGTGCTGGTAAAGGACCAGACGAGCGCGATCGAGAACGGCATTTATACCGCCTCTGCGGGAACGTGGAAGCGCGCTCCGGATGCCGCCACCTCCCGCACGTTGATTGCAGGGATGAAGGTGCATGTTCAGGAAGGCACAGTAAACAGCGGCGCCATCTGGACCCTTGCCACGAACCGGCCGGACGTTGGCGACGATGATATTGATTGGGAATTCTATTTCAGTGTCGGACTGGTAGAGGAGATGAACAACGTCGCCAATGACATCATTGCGACGATTTATTCACTCACCGGAGCCGCTGACTTTGCCAGCCGCTCGGTTGCTGCCGCTGCAACACTTCCAGTCGGGATGACCTTTCTGCGAACGGCTGGCTATTCGGCCGCTGGCGACGGTGGCGGCGCTCTCTACAAGAAGGTTGTTTCGGAGCCGAGCCATACGGGCAAGTTCCAGTCTGCAGACGGAGCATGGTGGGAGCTGGTTTATTTGGGCCAGCCGGTGACGTTGGGGCAATTCGGAGCCGTTGGGAACGGTTCGACGGACGACAGGGCCGCCATTCAGTCGGCAATCGATACCGTGTCGGCTGCCGGGTGCGGTCGTGTCTGCGGCGTGTTCGGCCGGACGTACCGCATGGTTGTTAATGGCGGCGATTTCGACGGTGTAACTCTCAAGCCCGGCGTGACGCTGGATCTGTACGGCGCGGCGGCGATCAACTTTGAATGCACGGGATCGGTCTACGGCATCCGGCTGCAAAGCAATTCGCACATCGTCGGTCCCGGCACCATCAAGACCACCGTTTCGTCAGGCCCCGGTTCTAGTGCCTGGTGGCATGCACCCGTGGTGATCGGCGCGGCTTATGGCGAAGTGACGAGTGTAGGTGCCGTTGGAAATTACATCAACGCCTCGAACTGGTCAGTTCGCAGTGTGACGCTTGACTCTGTTCGAACCGGGACTGGTGGCCAAATATTGGCTGGGATTGGCGGGATCTCACACGGGCTGATCGAGGACATCACTATTCCGGATAACAGCACCGTATCGATCGCCATCGGTCTGGATCACGGCACGGTCGGCAACTTGAACGCTGCGGACATCCCGGCGAGCCGCATCCTGTTTGATGCCGGGACGGCCTACAGCGTCTTTCCGCACGATATCACGATCCGCCGCTGCAAGATCGGGAATATGACCAAGACGAAGGTTGGCGATGACGGCGGGTTCGGCGTGCGCCTGTCCGGCTGCTACAAGATCAAGGTGGAAGACGTTGAGGTCGAATCCTCCAGCTTCTGCGGCTTCTTCCACACTGCGGGCGATTTCGGGTTTGAATTTGCGCCAAGCAACGAACTGAAGCGGCGCCGGTATCGCGGGACGACCTTCAAGAACTGCCACGTCTATGATTCGAAGACTGGTTACGGCTTTATTTGCGAGGCCTATGCCGACAATATCGCGGCTGCGGTTTCGGGGAGTGGCTATTCTCCGCTTCTCTCGCCGATCAACAATACCGATATTCTGTTTGAGGGATGCCGTTCTATCGCAGCCGATCCAGCGGTAGCCGGGCCTGGGTTCTATATCTCCAACATGATTGGCGGAACGCTGCGGAATTGCCACACGTTTTTCAATCAATATGGTGTCCAGGTGATCAACGGGTGCGATCAATTACTGATCGACGGCGGAACGTTCGTCAGCTCCTACAAAGACGGAATTTACGTTGGCGACACAGACGCGCCGGAAGATGTCCGGATTGTTGGCGCGGCTTGCTATTCCAGCGGCCAAGATCCAGGAGGAACGGTCTACGCCGGAATCAGGTTTGATGCCGCAACTCGGCCTGTTGCCGAGAGGTGCGTTCTTGGAATTGGCGGCGAAAGTTCGCAGGACAACGGCATCCGGGTCACAACGTCCGCGGTCGGTGCTGAGTTGCGGGGGAACAAAGTCCTTGGAGTCGCCACCAGTGGTGTCGCCTATGTCCTCGCCGGAACAAACAATTACACCTGCATAGGCCTGTTCAAGGATAACGACGCCGCAACCGCCATCACTACCAAGGTATCCGGTGTCGATATTGTGCCATTCGATCGGGTGCATGTTTTGGGGAATACCGCACCACTGCGGCATTGGACGACATCGCGTGCCGGTTCGTCACTTACGGCGGGAACGACGCCAGCGGCCGGAACGTGGGCGCTCGGTGACCGGATTTTCTACTGCGATCCGGTTGCCTCTGGTTTCACAGGGACTTGCTGCGTGACCGCAGGCTCTCCAGGGACGTGGAAGCGCTTTGGCGCCGTGGAAGCTTAGTCTGGATGGATCTGGTCAGGCGGGTCAGAAAATCTCTGTGAGACCAGAGCGAATACCACGACGGCAAAGGCGAAAGCGATCAGGCACCAAATCGCTGTTTGCATGATTGGCTCCAGTCTTTCGTTTTTCAATATGAGTGCGCAGGCCAGCGTAATCGGGAAGGGCCAAAGCACTGCGGCGGTCCTGATGTGGTCCATCAGTCGGGATGGTTGGTTGGATCGAGCAAAGTCGGTGTGAAATTCGGATGTTTGTGAAGCAGCCTAAGAATACCGCGTAACAAAGCCATTTGGCCTCTCCCTGGTGGATGGCACCTTCTATCACCACAGCCCTCAGTTGATCAACGGTAGATCGCGGATTTCCGCATCTAGACTCTATGGTTGTAACAGACTCAAATCGTTGGAGAATTTGGAATGGCATGGCGCCTTGCGAAAAGCATCAAGACGCTCCTGGACCAGGTTAATGCTGAAAACCCGCACCGGCGGAAGGACAGCGACGGCGGGATCGGCGACGCCGCGCACGCCTCGCGGTCGAGTGATCACAACCCCTATATCGTGGTGAAGGGGCAGGGCGTCGTTCGTGCGTTTGACTTCACGCACGCGCCGGAGACCGGCTTTGACGCCTATGCCTTCGCCGAGATGATGCTGAAGAACAAGGATCCACGCGTTCGCTATGTGATCAGCAATCGGAAGATCGCATCGGGCAAGGGCGGCCCGGAGGCCTGGAAGTGGAGGCCGTACAGCGGGGCAAACCCTCATAACCATCATACGCATGTCTCGGTCACGGAGAAGGAATCCGAGTTCGACGATGGAAAGAAGTGGAACTTGGGTGGCATGGCTGAAGCCGCCGAGGAGTTGGCACCTGAGGCGAACAACTACGTACCGCCGCCTACGACTTTGCGGCTGAAGGCCCGCGGCGAGCTGGTGAAAATGATGCAGGCCGGCATCGGAATGAAGGGTGACGACATTGATGGGTTCTTCGGGGCTGGCACTGAAAAGGCTGTGAAGCAATTTCAGGCGGCACACAACCTTGCCGCTGACGGCATCTGCGGTCCTCAATGCTGGGAAGCCATAAACAAAACCGCCGCGTGACGGCATCGCGCAATTAGCATCACTGGAGACTACGAGAATGAACGATACTATTTGGCAGACCGTTCGCTATGTTTTGATCGGGATCGGCGGCTTCTTCGCTGGTAAGGGCAAGATCGATCCGGCGCAAGTCCCCGTCTTGGCTGATCAAGTCATCCAGATTCTCAGCGGCGGTGTTGCCCTTGGTGCAGCGGCGTGGGGTCTCTGGGTCAAGTGGAATACCAAGCCTGTTCCGGCCGCAACAGCGGCGCGCTCCGATGTTCCAACCGTGAACTCGGCTACGGGCGCGGTTCAACCCTGATGTTCACTTGGATTGGTCTCGCTCTTCAACTTCTGAAGCTGGTCAACTCGATCATGTCGTCGATAAGGGAGAGGGAGCTGATCGACAAAGGGTACGACAAGGCGATTGCGGAGGTAACGCAGTCGATCCTCGTCAAGACGACGGCCGGCAAGGCTATCATGGAGAAAGTCAATGCGATGTCCGATGAAGAGGTTGATGCTGGCTTGGGCGGCCTTGAGCCTAAGTAGCTGCGCGCACGCTCCGCCTCCAACGGACTCGTTTTGCCAGGTCTACAACAGGGTGGTGGTCGCCAAGGGTGACGGGGCGATCACTGCAACCTCGGGCGTGAAAAAGCGTTTACTTGCGAACGAGTTAACGTATCGGGATCAGTGCGTACCTAAGAAATAGCAAGCGGACCCATCGCTCTGGTCGAAACAGAGCGACAGGCCCTGACCACCCCTTGGAATGAGGTTCCAAAATGATGGCTGCCCTGTATTCAATCACAAGAGCCCGGAGGCGGGCTGTTCATTTTTGCTCAGTAGCTGGTTGACAAGCAAAATGGACGATCAGGACGTGCGTCAAGTTGTGGCAGAAGTGCTGTCCGAACAGCACCGTCTGCACAACTCTGAAGTGGATGAGGTGGTCTTAAAGACCATTGCAACCATACTGACTTCCTTCGGCATTGAGGAAGAGGATCGCGTCGAGCTGCGGGCTGACTTCGTTCATCTGCGCAGATGGCGCAAAAGCGTCGAGCAGGCACAGAGTCTGACTTTCAAGGTTGTTGCTACCGCAATCGTTACGGGCGCAGTCGGGGCTTTCTGGCTGGGCGTTAAAACCATGTTGGGCAAATAGCGGGGCGCGTGCCCCTACGGGGGCATGAATGCCGGGCGAAACTGTTCCTCTCAAAGAACATCTTGAAGCGCTGCGAGCCGCTGATATGCGGTTTAGTGAGGAGAGGGACCGCCGCTACGCTGAAGTAAACATAGAGCGCGAGAAGGCGCTAAAGATCAAGGAAACCGCTGACCTCGCCGCGCTTGGTTTGGCCCGTGAGATCCAAAATTACAAGGACGAAAAGGCAAACGAACTCCGCGAGCAGATCAGCAGCGAGCGCGGTCTGTATGCAACCAACAAGGACCTTGAGCCTGTCAAGTCCTACGTCTCGTCGCAGACTGGGCGCGGGCTCGGAATGAACGCATTGTTTGGGTGGGCGCTTGGTCTGCTAATGGCGGGCATTGCGCTCTCAGCGTTGTTCATCCGGCGCTGACCTCGTGCCGGCGCTCGTTGTCGAAACAGAGTGTGTGGCCGCTGTCCTGATGGGCAGCGGCAATGAACTCAGCCTCCTGAAAATCGAAGGCAACACCATCACCACCAACCTGCATCCGTCACTCGGCAGGCTGGAGAGGGGAAAACTCTACCGCGTGACGTTTGAGGAAATGCCATGTCTCTCGGAACAATCCTGTTAATTCTCCTGATTATCCTGCTGCTCGGCGGGTTTTCAGGACTCGGTGGCGGGCCGTTCTACGGCACCGGCCATTACGGCGGCGGCGCGCTCGGGCTGATTGTGGTTGTGCTTCTCATTCTCTTGCTGCTTGGCAAGCTCTGATGCAGTGGATCATCCCGGCATTGTCGGCGCTCGTTCTCATGGCAACCTGCACGCATGCGCGGTCCGACTATAGGGCAAATCAGCAGCCCGCATTCGGCACATACTCGCAAGCCTATCTCGACCGCCAGCAAGCGAAACGCTGGAAAGAACTCTGCAAGGGCGGCGGCCGATACCAGGCGATGAGCGAGGCTTATTCGGTCGGCAAACCCAACCCGTGCAAACGATGAGCCCCGAGGACCGCCAACTGCGCGCCGTGTTCATGTTGCTCGGCGGGGCAGTGTTGTGCGCCGGCTTGGCGATCTACGGATTGCTGCATGTGTTTGGCATCGTCTGAATTCGGCCTTGTGCCGTAACCCCGCCCGAGAGGGCTGCAGGGAACCTCCTGTCCCTGTATTCGCCTCCCTAGACTTGCCCGGCGTTAAGCAGCGCCGGGCTTTTTCATGATCGGTGACCGATGGCATTAATAAGAATGTGGCGACGCCGCTCGTTTTGGCGATGGCAGGACGAGCGCCAGCGCAGACACCTTGGGAGTGCGGGAGGGTCAGTTCCGGCGGCCCCGACAGCGCCTGTTTTGGCGATGGACCCAGCGTGGGACACGACGCAAGCAACTCCGCTCTGGATCATCGACGCTGCATGGGCCGACCAGGATGACCTTCAATTCGAAGTGCAGACCGCGGGCGGGGATTGGTCGGGCGCCACAGTCACGAACCATACGGTCACAACGAGCGAGATCACCGGGACCGAAATTGATTTCCCGGGCAGCGCCCTTGCGAACGGCAATTATGAGGCGCGCTGCAAGTTCAAGCATTCGGGCGGATCATACAGCACCTATTCGAACACGGTCTCCTTCACCGTAGCGGCGGTAGCCAACGGAATTGAGCTGGAGGGAACGACCGATCTTATCGAACTAGAAGATTCAACCGACACCATCTTACTTGAGGATGCAGCATAATGGCCAACCAGAAGATTTCTGCCCGCACCTTGCTCACCGGGGCTGGGGCCTTGTCGCGTCCGACAGCGCGGTCTGGTTCGACGACGAACTATCGCACCGTTGATAACCTGATCGCGACGGCAGATCCGGCAGCGACCGATGACAGTTCGGCCGGCTATCACGTTGGGTCGCTCTGGTATCGTAGCGACACGACCGAGCTATGGTATTGCACGGATGCAACGGCATCAGCCGCCGTGTGGATACCGCGAGCGGGACAGTTCAGATCATCCGCTCGGCGGTTCTATGCCTATTCGGACTGCCTTTCAGCGAGCGTCGTAGCGCCTGAATTCAACCTTTCATGGACCGGAACCGGGGCTGCCGTTTCCTCGGTCACGATCGGCAGCTTGAATGCGCTCGGTGTCATCTCTCTCGATCTCGGCACGAGCACAGGCAAGGTCTCCATCAACAGTTCGCAGACGGCCATTCTGAAATTCGGCGACGGCCGAACCCGGTTTCTGGCCAAGGTTGCCATTCCGGTTTTGTCCGACGGCACCGAAACGTTCCTGACCAAGATCGGATTCCAGGACAACTTCACCGGCACCCCGACCGACGCCATCATGTTCAGCTATTCGAGCGCGAACAACAGCGGCAAATGGGAAGCGATCACCCGCAGCAACGGCACCGCGACAACGACGGACACCACGATTGCTGCCGTCGCGGGCACACATCAGCGCTTCAGAATCGATGTGAACGCGGCCGGTACCAGCGTCACGTTCTATATCGATGACGTGCTTGTGGCGACCAACACGACGAACATTCCAACGGGGTCCGGCAGGGAAACAGGTTATGCCGTGGCGAGCGAAAAGACCGCCGGAACCACGGCGAGGTCTGGCGCCTATGTCGATTACGTGGAAGTCGAAAAACTCTTCACGACGGCGCGCTAACGCATGACCGCATCTGATAAGCGGACTAGCATTAACCTAAACTCCAGCAATGGTTCGGAGTTTCAGTTTATTGATCACATGCGCGGCGCAACGCAGTTTGGCGGTCCTGCCACGGGGGGTACTTGGAACACTGTTGGCGGCGCGGTGTGGGGGCAGAACGTCGATTCCGATGGCTGGCCTGCTTATTCGACGGCAACGATAAATAAGCGGGCACCGTTTGGTGGCGTCTTTCTTCCGTCATCATCCGACTTTGCCGGGCCGTACACGATCGACGGCTTCGGCTCTGGCACCATCCAATTTGCTGTTGGGTCGTGGACAATCGGCGCCGCCACGGGTGTCAGCCTGGCAGGTTCTACCCTGACCGTCACCGATCAAGGCGTCGGCGTTCGGTGGACCGCGCAACTCACTTATTCTGGATCCGCCCAAACTGTCGGCGTCAATGCGCTCACCGTTGACCCGCTCAATACCGGCAAGTTTATCAAGAATGTCAGGTTCTTCAGAACATCAGAACTGTCGCAGCTTCAAGCTGGCAACATCTTCCGCGCCGCGTGGAAACAGACCTACGTTGATTTCTGCCCGCCCGTCCTGCGGTTCATGAATTGGTTTGGCGATAACGACGCCTTCATGTGCCGATTTGAGAGCCGAACGTTGCCGAGCCATGCCGCCTGGGCTGGCCATACGAATTGGGTTGCTGGGCCAAAGTACGGCGAAACCACGGGGATAAACCAGTACAGCCTTGCCGCTGTAACGGGAACGCCAGCCTCGATGCAACATGGCGAACTTGCCACTTGCCGCATCGGCAACACGGCTGTTCGGCAGGGCACATTCACGGGCGGCGGCGTCGATCGGACCATCACTAACGTCACAAACGCAAACCCCGGCGTAGTTACCTCCACTGCTCACGGCTTCAATACCGGCGACGTCATCATCCACAAGGTGACCGGAGGCATGGCAAACCTGCACATGCTGCCCTGCACGATCACCGTCAGCGACGCCGACACCTATTCCTTGGGGGTGAATACGACTTCGTTCGGCGCGTTCAACGGGCCGACCCCGACCGGCAACACCACCAATCTTGGGCAGACAATCACCAACCTTTCATCCACCACCGGCATTGCCGTAGGCATGTCGGTAACTGGAACCAACATCCCGGCCAACACGCTCGTTACCCAGATTGTGAATGCCACTCAGGTCCAGATCAATAAATCAATGACCGGGACAGGATCTGGGATCACCTTCACGTTCAAGGTCGGCGTCACCGGCAATCAATATATTTCGCTCCAGGTCGGCAGCGGTAGCGACCGGACTTCCTATCCAGTTCTCTTCACCAACGGGGTCGATTACGCCTCGCATTTCGGCAATGATTATATCGTGGCCGGCGACTACAAGAGCTTCTATTTCGATAAGACGATTGCAGCCAAGACGGACGGGGCTGGCGCCCTCGTGTATGGCGTTTGGTTTTTCAACAGCAACGGAGCTGATAGGGGCCATAAGGGCGGCGTTCCGCTCGAAATCTGCACGGCCCTGGTCAACGAACTAAACGCCATGAGCCCGGTTGCTCCAATCGATATGTGGATCACCATTCCGCATTGGGCGCTGCTATCGTCAGATTCGGACTACAGTGCGGCTTCGAATCTCGCTACCAAATCTGTAGACGTCATCATGAACGGAGCAAATGGGTATTCGGGCCTGACGAGTTCGGCCAAGCTTTGGATCGAATACAGCAACGAGACATGGAACACGGGAAGCGCTTTTACGCAGGCGAGTTATTTGGCACGCCGCGGGCAGTGTCGATCTGGTGCGGCATGGGCAGCAACGACTGTTTCGGACTATACCAGCATGGTTGGGCTGCGATCCTACCTCATGATGAAGGAGATACAAGCCGCTTTCCCAGGCAACAGTCGCTTGAAATATGTTCTGGCAGGGCAGGGGACGCTTGGCATCGGATCGAGCACGATGAACTATGCTCGCGTTCACGGCTCTACAGCTATGCTGACGGATACGCTAAATCCGACCAACGCCGAACCGATGTCGGTTCATGATGTCTTTGCGTGGGCGGCGTACCTCTACAATGACGACAGCAACGCAACGTACAGTCTGGCGACGTGCACGACCGCGTGGCTGGCGGCCGGAACGGACCCAGTAGCGAAGGAAGCGGCTTATGCGCTCTATGTGGCGGGGATAAAAACGTTTGGTGGCAACGAAACCATCGATCGTTACTTCGAAACTTTGTTGCCGGCTTATGCCTCGCATTTGGTCGGTCTGAGTAAACAGACATGCATGTATGAAGGCGGCTGGGATCGAGCCATCAGTGGCTCGGCCGATAATCAAAACTTCCTACTTGCCTGCAAGGCAAGCAAGTCATGGGCGGTGGCCTTGAGGAACGCCCACGACATTTTTAACAGCACCACTGGCGCAATCATGCCGGCTGACTACATCCAGACCGGCGTTACGTCAGTCGGGGATCGGTGGGGGCACGGCTTGAACGCTCTAGATGGTAGTAACCTCGATCAGGCGTGGCACTTGCTGAGGCTCCGCAACGTCAGTAAATCAAGGCTCTACGCCAAGAACTAGCGGGAGAAGAATACGCTGTCACCGATCTGCTGCTTTTTGTAGAATCCGATATCGCGAAGCGTGTTGAGCAGGCTGTTCACAGCGTCGGCGCCCAATATCGCCGGGTGCATTTCGGCCATCAGGAAGCGGACCCGCTCGCCCAATTTTGGCAATTCGTTTCGGATCAGGTCAGCCTCGGCGCCCTCGATATCGCAGACCACGCCAACCCGGTCAGTTGTCGTGATGGCGCTGAGGGTCGTGGTTGGGACGAGGATCGCGTGCCCGTTCGTCGTCTTGACGCTCGACCCAACGAATTCAGCATCCACGTCAAGCTCTATGAAATCGGTGCCATACGCCAGGGCTTTGTTGACGATCTGAAATCGGCATCCGTTCAAGTCTCGGTTGCGCTCCAACACGCCTATCATGGCGGGATTGGCCTCGACCACGATGTGCCGGGATGGGTCAGACAGCTTGCGATTTGTGAGACATGACACGACGCCAAGCCCGCCGCCGAATTCGATGACGGGAATGTCAGGCGGAAGCCAGCGGCGGATCAGTTCGCGCTCTTCCATCTCGTGCAGGCCGAAGGCGAGGGTGCTTTTGTGGCCGCGCGTAATCTGGGGGGTGGCGACGGAATAGGTCAGGCCGTCCATCCAAACACGGTCGCCGAGCAATTCGACGGCGCGGCCAACGACGGGATTATTCACTTGGAAACGGGATTTGTACCAATTGAGCCGACGGGCAATTTTCTGCTGAAGCATCCCGCCACGCTACCCCACGTTGCCCCCTCCATCAAGACGCTGGCGGCAGGAAATCTTGCAGCCAATCGTTAAAACAGCCCTTGACCTCTGATGGGTCGGCGTCCGGCGGCAAGCCGTTAGCGATGTTGACCGCCGCTTGTCCGTGATACGATATGTTGGTGACCTCAAAGGTGAGGATCAGGCCTTTCGCTCGGGCCTCTTCCGCGAGATTGCGGAAATATTCTTCCATCTGCCGTTCGTACTCGCTCATGGTGAGGTATCCTCCGCTGCGGGGTGACCGATAGGTGTATACGCGAATTCTCTGGTCTGGTGAATCAACCCCCTCCATCAAGACGGATTCAGGCGGTTATTGGCCATAATCGAAACACTCAGAACGGGATATCGTCGTCGGAAACCAGCGGCGGGCCTCGCTGGCGGCGGCGGAAGAGCGACTTCACCGAATCCCAACGGTCGCGCCACCACTGCCGGCGGTTCTCGCGCTCCTCGTATTCGTAATACTCGCGCTGGCGCTCGATCTCGGCCAAGACTTGTTCGGCGCTTGCGTGCCAGCTATGGCCGCACACGCATCGGCAGCGGTAATCCAAGATGTCTACCTCGTAGTCGTCGTGGTCGCACGGATCAGGATCGTCTGGCTCCCAATCGAGATAATCCATATCGTCGTTGCCAATTCTGGATCTACAGTTTGCCATGTCGCTCTCTGCTCAAGACGGCAAGTCTGGGCAGGACATGCAGTAGGTAAGCCGCCCCATGTGCGTGAGCTGGTAGCCCTTAACCACGACGCCAAACCTGTTGTGCCCAAAATTACGCTCCATTGGTTCAAGATACCCGTCGTCGCAAAGGCGACTGAATATCTTTCCCTTGGATTGGAAAGGCAATCTGTTGTCGATTTCAGCGGCAAAGACCCTTTCTAGGGCGCCAAGTTCTGCCTTTGTCATCCTAGGTCTCCATCCGAACGTTCGGTCATATCCGAGGCATCAAAACGATCATTGCGCAGACGATCACAGTAAATACGAAAATTCCCAGTAGCCAGTCACCCTTATCCGGCGGATCTTTCCATCCCATGTTATTTGCCCTCGCGAATACCATTCGACTCCGGCGGGTAGGGCCGCACCAGCGGCTTGTTGGGGTCATAGGGCGGCTGAACACAAAGCATCTTGTCGATCCACTTCCCGCCGAAGTGAATTGCAAGCCACATCGTAAGCGACGTTCCGCCGATAATTGCCGCCATGATCAGGTATTTCATTTTGCTCTCGTGATTTCTACTGATGACCGAGCAATTTGATCTGGTCGTCTGCCCGACGAATCAAAAATTCAATCATTTCGTAATTGGCCCCTGGGTTTGTTTCGGCCACGATTTTGGCAAGCTGCTCAACGATATCGAGAAGATCGTTTAGTACGTTCTTGACGTTTTCTTCCATTGTTTCCGTCTCCTTGCCTGATCGAAACTGTCATTTCACGTCTTCGGGCTTGAGCTTCAGTTTGACGCACAGACGCAACAGCTTCGCCACTGGCTCAGGCACGGGGTATTCGCCTAGCGCGTAGCCCTGAGAGGTTCGGCGGCCGATGCCGAGCCAATCACCCGCTCGCTCTTGGGATAGCTCCAGGGCCTTGATAGCCGCCTTGTATTGGGTCGGTGTCATCGTGTTGCTCGACTGGGTTAGGGCGTCCGCCGCCTCGTGAAGGATTCTGTGCGGCCACTCTATCTTGGCATGAGGGTGGCCGTCACAGGCTTCTCTGAGGCGATCGGAAAGCGGCTTCATCCCTCTAACTCCTTGAGCAATAATCCAAATGAGTGGGCCGCAAAGTTGTGTCGCTCCGCACTTGTGGAGGCGTCCGAAAGATCCCTAATTTCATTTTTGGCAGCATGCTTCTGAACAAGATCAAGCCAGTCCGCCGCTGACTTAATGTGAAAGTCGCGGCGCTGGGCAATGAGGTCGAGCATGTCGTCCTTGGTCATTTGCAATCCCGAGCGCGAACACCAAACACGAACTTGGAGCTGGAGGCGGTGGCCTTATGGACCAGATACATGGGCTCGCCGGCAGCGTCGTATTCCTTGGTGACGACAACTGCGATTTGGGCTTTCGTCTCGGGGCTCGTCCAGGTCTTGGTCATTTGCTTGCTCCGTTGCTCATAGACACAACATACGCGTATTCTGCGTATACGCAAGTCCCGCGTAATCACGTATTGTTACAGCCACTGTTTCGGACAGCCGGCCAGGCCGGGTTATTGATCGTCAGCCAGCACGTCGGGCCCTATGTTGTCGGGCGCGGCCTTGGCTTGCATGGCCTCTAGAACGCACTGCGGCTGGCCAGAGATGATCTCCAGCGCCTTGCGGTAACGGTTGCATTCGGCTGCCAGATAGGCGTGGCTGGCGATAATTGAGCCGATTGGATCGTCACCCCCGCCGACGCCACATTCAAAAAAGAACTCGGCAATCCGTTTTTCATCTACCGAATAAGGCTGTTTCTCTAAATCTCTCACATCACGCTCCCGGTTATGAATGGGGCCATAGAAGAAACATCGCTAGGCAGAACCAGATCAATACTTGAGCCCAAGCAGGAAGGTCGTCCGCGCGTCTCACGTCACGCTTCCGGTGTCTGTTGGAGGGCTTCCCGGCCCTTGTCGGTGATAGCGATTTCGGCGCATTCATGCATTCTATGGTTCCAGCTCGACTGAAAATCGCGGACCTTGCGTGCATATCCACGATCCACCAGCCACGGAATAGTTGCGTTGCGACACGGCCACTCCAACTGGGCAGGTGACTTTGCCAAAAATCTGAGGCAACGAAGCGATTCCTTATCGAGGGTCATCCTCGTTCTCCTTCATTGTTTCGGACAGCCGGCCACTCCGAGGCGGTCAAACCACGTCCTCGGGTTTCAGCTTTAGCTTGACGCACAAGCGCAGCAGCTTCGCCACTGGCTCAGGTACGGGATATTCTCCCAGCGCGTAGCCCTGGGAGGTTCTGCGGCCGATGCCGAGCCAATCCCCCGCACGCTCCTGGGACAGCCCCAGCGCCTTTATGGCGGCCTTGTATTGGGTGGGGGTCACTCCCCCCACTCCCTTGCCGAGTAGTAGACCGGGCCATCGTAGCGGCTGCGGTTCGGGGCAACCTTCCTGCGGGCCTTGCTGATTGCTTCCTTTTTGTTGGCGGCTTCGATTTCCAGTGTGCCTTCGCATTCGCCGGCTGCCTGGAACTTTTCGGTCACTGTGATGATGTAGAGGGTCATTTGCTTGCTCCGTTCTGATGAAGCTACAATACGCTAATTCTGCGTATACGCAAGTCCCGCGTAATCACGAAATGTTACAGGCCAGAGCGGCAGCAATCGCTTTCTTCAGTGTCTCAAACCAATGAAACTCAAGGTCATCGAGGTCGCCATCCCACGGGGCGCTGATCTCGAATCCGTTCTCGCAAAATATGGCTTTGGCCGCCTCTATCTGCTCGCGTGTCGGTTCCGGCATGGTGCTTCCCCTCCAATCCGATGTTTCGGACTGTTTGAATGTCTGGACTAGTTGGAGCGAGGGCCGGGGATCGAACCCGGCCGCCGAACGTCCCGTATCCTGAGATACCTCAATCGAGATTGATCGGACGGTGCGCATCACCAGATGCCTCGCGAAACTGTGCTACTCCCAGCGCAACTTGCTGATGGTGCCAAGGTTGGTATCAATCCGATAGAGTTCGCCATCGACGTCTGCGGCGACTTGAATTCCGCCGCCAGCGAATCCAGATATCTTCGGCAGGGCCGGCGCTGGTGTGGTGCGCTTGATTTCTTTGGTCTGTTTCTTAGCCATCTTCTCTCTCCATGCCGCCCAACGCGGCTTTCAGTGTTCTCAGTAGCGGACGGATTGAGGTGCTTTGGAGAGAAATCCAGCAACGAAGTGAAAGCCTTAGTCGTCCTCGTCGTTGCTGGTCTCTCGTTCACCTAGGCACTCCGGGCCGTCCGCTTCCTTTACTTCGCGCCAATGTGGCCACGTCTCGCCTAAGCAGTTGCCTTTCCAAGGGCAGGATCCACATCGGCAACCTTCTCGATACTCCCAACGAAACCCCGGCCGCTTGCGCTTAGGTGGTTCTTCCGGGGACATATCGGGCTCTCGCAAGTCTTCTCAGAAGTCGGCGGGCAGATGCAGCCGGGCGAGCATGTGTAGACTGGTGCCGGCGGAGAGGAGGGAGCTGGCCACCAAGGACTGCAGAGCGGACACGGATAGCCAACGCAGAAATGGGCCGCCATCTCACCTCTCCTTTGCCAGCGCTTCGACCTGCACGTTCATCCACCATCGAATATCTTGCGTCGGGTGCACCGCCCAAGAGCGGTCGCCGGTCTCGTCTTTGAGCCATTTGGATTGCTCGGCGAGGTTCCGTTTCAGGTTTTCCAAATCGCGGTTTGTTCTATCGTTTTGCATCGTGAATTCACCTTCCGTTTTCCAAAAATTGACAGCAACAACAGGGACGGGACGACATTCTCAGCATCCTCCCTACTCTTTTAAGTCTATCACATTACTTGTGTTTCCGCCATTTTGGAAAACCTGCATCCTCCCGTTTTCCAAATCTTGTTCTGTTCCTGTGCTCATCAGACTGAAGAACGCAAGTGCCACCTGGTTCTCTTGCTCGACATGGCGGGTGTAGTGACCGCCCATGCGGTCGTCACGATCGCCAAGCGCACGGGCGATCTGGGCGTCGCTTGCGCCAGTGACCCGCTTGATCTCGGCAGCGAATGAAACCCGCAGGCCATGCAGCGTCAGACCCGGCTCGACCAGCCCCTTCTTCGTCAGCTTCGCGAGGAAGTTGCTGGACTGTTTCTGTAGTTGTTCCTCGCTCTCCCACGGCTGGCCGTTGAAGCGGAGCGCGATCTTGCCATCCTTCGTCCGGACCTTGAGCGAGGCGAGATATTCCTGAAGCAGCGGCGATGCCGGCAGCCAATGCCGCTCGCCGTTTTTTCTGTGCGCCATCCGGAAGCACATCCGGAATCGCGGGTCTGGTTGGTAGTTCTTCCATGTTACGGCCACGACGCTCTGGCTGCGGTAGCCGATATGCCGGGCAATCATGTAAGCGGTCTTCAGGTGGCCCGGCGCGCAGGCCATGACGGTCGCCCATTCGGCCGGCAACCATTCCCGGTTGGCGTTTGGGTCTGACTTGCGGGCGCGCTCAATGCCCTTAGCGGGGTTGCTGGGCATCTTTCCGCGTTTCACGGCGGCATTGAACATAGATGAAAGGGTCGTGGTCACGTTGTCCGCAAAGGCGGGCCACTTCGCAACGGCGCATTTGTCGCGCACGCCATAGACCGCGGCTGGCGTGATGGTGTCCAGCGGCGCGTCATATTCCGGCTCCAGATAGAGCAGGGCAGCGTCGTAGTTCTCGCGAGTTGATTGGGCGAGAGCCCTGTATTCCGCGCAATCGTCGCTCTGATACCAAGCGACCAGCCCGCCCAGCGTTTGGCTCGGATAAGTCCGGGTGCCGCGTCGCGCATTGTAGGCGCCGATCATGTCGGGATCTTCCAGCTTCTTGATGAGCTGCGCCTTGCTGCCCTCAAAGCCGCAGATCAGGGCCTTGCCCGTCGCGCGGACGTAGACGTAATACTTGCCCCGAGCGTGGGCGATTTTCAGACCTTTAAGCCGCACCTTGACCACCGATCTTCTCCCCAAATCGCCTGCCGGTCGGGGATGATTGCTTGTTCGGGTCCAAAGACAAGAGCCAATTATCCAGGTTGGCGCGAAGCCATCGGTTTCCTCTTGTGGATTCCGTGAACGAAATGGGCTTGACCGGGCACTTTTCCTTGAACGTATCGACGGACAAGCCAGTGTATTCGGCTGCCTGGTCGAGACGAAGTGCTGCGGGCCAAAGGGTCATTTGCTAAGTCCGGTCTTTCGTCATGTCCGCGACAGTACGTCGGCGAACTCAGCTTCGCCAATCGCCGGGCCGAGTAGCACCGGAGCGCGGCACGCTAAGCACCGATCCCCATCTTCTTCGCAGCGAAGGATGTAGCCCGAGACATGACCGTTGATGCAAAACCAATGGCGATTTTCGTACCAAGATTCGGGCTTCCCCATGAACTTTGGCTCAACGGATTTCTCTGCCTGGTGATCGCGCCAAGCGCGGAGTTGTTCGAGTGTCACTGCCGGTCTCCAGAAGAGTTCGCTAGCGCAGGAACCTTCCTGCTGACCTTCCGCAGGGTCTCATGCGCGAATCCGATATCGGTCTTGCGCTCGACGAGATGCCGGAAGGAACAGGCAAGCCAACCAGGCTCGTATATCGCGCCGCCCCATCGCCCCCCGGGCGCAGGAAACTCGGCGAGTTCTATCGCCAAGTCTCCGTTGAAAGCGACATAGACGTTTGTGACGGTCCCGATGTCGCCAACAGTCGGTTCAACCGCGCCTTGGTAAACGAATTCACCAGTGCTTGCTTCGATGCAAACCACTTTTTGCCCGACCCTAAACATCATTCACCCTTTCGGTCTGCCGGAGACTCTGGCTCATAGCCGTGGTCGAAGACATGGAAGACCAGGCCCTGCGGGTGGAAAGCTGTTCCAACGAACGTGCCCACTGCCTTGTCATCACAGGGCCAGCCTGTACCAGCAACGAAGAAGCCGCGTTTGCGCGGCTTGTTTGACGGTACGACCACCGCCCATACACGCAGGTCTTCGCCCTGAAATGCCGCCGACAGCACGCGGGCATAGCTCGGCATCTCGATATGGTTGACGAGCGGCTGAAGCGTAAACTTCCAGATTTCGAGTGTCATTGTTTCGGACTTCCCACAAGACCGAGCACTTCCTTCGCGCGGGCTACCGTGTCCCAGCATTCGGTTCGACCGGGGTTCGGCGCCAGATTGTTGACGCGTTCGTAGTCGTTGATTTGATCGACGAGAGCCCGGAGCGCCTGCACCAGCGCGTCGTGGTTGTTGACGGCCTTGACGATGAAGGCTGCGTCAGCCCGCCAGTTCACCCCGTTGTCGGGGTGGTTAGGGATGCGCGCCAATACTCCATCCTGCGCAAAGATAGCTGTGTCGTCAGAGTGCCAGGGCGTCAGCGTATGCTCAGTCATTGTTTTTCTCCGTGACGGACTCCTGGGGAGTCTGGCGGGTGCAGAGGCCGGTTTCCAGATCGACCATTTGGTATTCCCACGGCCAATCTTCGTCGCACCTCTGCTGTGCGAGGTATATTTCGGCTGGCCCCATGACGTCGAATGCTGCCATATTGCCCCAACGAACGCCGTCATCCTTGCGACGGTACTGGATCAGGAAGTGAAGTCCCGAGAACTCGTCTTCATCGCTCATTTTGAAGTCCGATCTTGCGAAGTGTCCGAAACTAGAGCCTGTATTCTCAGGTCAAGTTGAGCGTCGCCGCCGGAATCTTCATTCAATAGTGACGGGCACTCTCCACGCACCAGGGCATACAACTCAGTCAGTGCGTCGCGCAGCTTCTTCACGTCCATCAGATCTCGGTTGATGCCAGGCCAGCAAACCTCGCCTAGCTTCGCCCCGCACTTCGGACACGGTTTGCCACTCGGATATTCTACGCCTGCATGGCATTTCATGCTTTGCTCTTTCGATCAGGGCGCGTGTCCGGGCCGGCGTAAAGAGGTCCAATCGAGGATCCCCACGCGGATAACGCGGCGGCGGCTCTTTCGTGGTCCAAAAAGAGTTCGACCCCGCCAGTGCGATTTTTCACGATCCAGCCATCCGGCTTTTCGAGCGACATTGGCTCTTGCGACCTCTGCGGTTCTCCGCGCAGTACTTCCAGCGCGCGCTCGATCCGGTTGGTCAAAGCATCGTCTTCGAGGATGGTGATTGCTTCCTGGATTTGCGTGGTCATTTGCCGTCCTCGCGAATTGGGGAAGGTCCTGGAAGATTTCTTTCGTCCTCTTTGTCGCCCCATCCCAAATTGGGGACCAGCAGATCACGCGTTGACCATCCCTCGCGATCTGTCGATGTGTCCGAAAGTGACTTAATGGCGTCCCTGATTTTGGTGATGCCTGTTTGCGGGTGCATCCCATTCGACCAAATCTCCGACGAGAAAGGCCGGCGCGACAACACGTCTTCCGCCAAAATCAATGCTTCTAGCACTGCCGGAGTTTGGGCAAACGCGAAAGTGCGGATCTGTTCCGTTTTCTCCCTGATGTCATTCGCAAGCTGTTCGCAAATCTCGAAGCCTATGTGCTCAATGACCCCAGCGATCTTGTCGATCTCGGCCAGTGCGGTCTCGGGAGATATCCGCTCAACCATAAATCACCCAATAAATTGCGAGGATTGCCAGCGGCGCGCTGTACACGAACCAACGGCCACGCGTTTCCGCCCACGCGTTGGCTTTCTGGTCTTTCTCGTAGTCGGTCATGTCTAATCTCCCAACTGCGGCCCTGCGTCGGGCTGCTCTTTGTCCGAAAGGCTGCGCGTCAAATACGCCGGCAGACCGATAAACAGCACGGCGCCCGTTGCGAGGATGGTGAGGGCCTCTACCATGCCGCGCTCCCGCAGCTTGCCGTCACGCCGCAAAAGATCGGTATGACGATGTAATGAATGACCGCCCACACAGGGATAACGACAAGCCCAACCGCGAAGATCGCGCCGCCTAGTTTGGTGAAAGTCATCGCGCCCTCATCTTGATTGCCAGCATGAACGGGTCGATTTTGTATGCTTTCCAAAACGCCAACTCGTTCATGCCGTGCTGTTCCCGGTGGTGGTAATTGCACAGCGGCAGCGCCCACTTGTCGGACGGTTTCTCAGCCATGCCGGTATGCTGTTTCCCGTGAGCGAGTGACGCGGTACGAATATGCGCGGCTTCCGTATCGATCCCGCCGCAGATGCAACACGGCTGCGAGCGGATGAAATCCAGGTGCTTGTTGTCCCGCTCGCGCGGCTCTCGTTGCCTAAGCATGCTCCACCACTTTCCACGCCTGAAAGGCGCTATCTAGCTGATGCCAGATGATGCGGGCGCGTTGGTTGGTGCCAAGCTCTGATCTGGATTCGACGCCGCAGATCAGTCGCACGCAATCGGTCGCGTCCTGTGTCTCGTGCCAGTCGTCCTTGCGCGTTTCTTTCAGGAAAGCCGCGAAGACTGGTTCCTCACAACGGATGCCCGCTTGCTGTGCCGGCGGGATGTCCCGCCAATCGCGCTTTGCCCCGCCAGTGGGAATACCTGGGGATGAGGTCTGGCGGGGCGCTGCGCGGTCCTCCTTCTGCTCGGGAGACTTGATGGCGGCAATGCCAAACCAGCGCTCCTTGCCGTGTACGGGCATGCCGCCGAGAACGTCATAGGCTGCATCGGCATCAGCCAACGGGACTTCCATGACCACTTGAACGACGCCACGGGTCTTGATCAGCTTCCAGTCGGAATAGGTGGCGCGGAAAGCGGTCATGGATCAGTCCTCAGAACGGGATTGCGTCGTCGTCTAGCGGTTCATTGGCCGGATGTCCTGCCGGTGGGCCGCTCGAAATTGGGTCGGATCGCTTTCGGTCTTTTGCGGTTGGAGCGCGCATACGAATGGCGGGGCCAACCTTTCCTTGGAAATCAACCATCACTGAAAGAAGGATGATCTCCTGGTCGTACCAGTCGTCGGTATCGTCGCCATAGGCTTCACTGATCGTGAATGCGTTAGTCTTGTTTAAAACAACGCCGCGGTCCTTCCCCTTGAAGTAGAGGACAAGCTTCGTATCGTCGCCAATCTTCTCGCGTTCCACATTGGCCATGATGACTTTGACTTCGCGGCCCTGTAGATCGGCCGCTTTCAGGTACTTGCTCGGCATTTCTTCTGAGATTTTCATCGTTCAATTCCTTGCTTGTGAGTTGCTTTGAAGTTTCGGCTGTGTTCGCGCTGGCACGTTCTGCACCATCGCTCGTTCTTGCCTGGTGGTCGGTAGGTGTTCTCTTCTGTGTATTCGTGGCCTCGCTTGCAGTGCGTTTTACTACTGTGGACTAAACCTCCCTTTGCACGTCCCTTCTTGGCGCAATCAGCCATGTTGTCAGCGTGAGTGCCGAGAAAGAGGTGCGTTGGGTTTACGCAACTAGGGTTGTCGCAGTGGTGACAAAGAAACAGGTCGCCAGCTGCTTGACCTTGCGTCAGTTCCCAAGCTACGCGGTGTGCAAGTTCTGCTCTCCACTTGCCATCTCGCATGACTTGAAATCGGCCGTATCCGTTAGGGTCGGCGGCGCCAGTCCACGTCCAGCATCCCGGCCCAATATTGACCTTGGACCAAAACCTGAGATCGACGAGTTTCTGGCGCGGAGGCATCAGTTTGTTTCCACCGGCTTTGCGCTGTACTCGGCCTGCGCCGCCTTCACGTCTTCCAGCGCGCGCTCCAGCGTCGCGCGAGTGTCGGCAAGCTCATCTTCCGTCAGGGAGAAGAAGTTCGGCCGGGCCGGGAGCCGGTTGATCTCGCGCCTTGCCCGGTACGCATATTCTGTTGCGGCGGTCAGGTGAGGCTTGATCGTTGCGTCATAGGTTGAAATGCTCATGACGTTCGCTCCATCACTTGCCGGATTGCGGACAATTCGTTTTCGAGTTGGTCATGCGAAACCATGTTGAAGGCTGACAAGGTTTCCGCGATCAGAAATCGCAGGGATTTCTCTGCGGGCTCGGTCAGGTGGCCGGACGCTGCAATCGCCTCGCAGTGGCCAACGAGAGAAGCAACGCAGACTTGTTGCCAAGCCGGACCGATGATCTGTTCAACCTGCTGGCGGTCCATATCGATTTCAGACATGATGCTCACTTGAGCCTCCGTGCTTCGATCTGTTGCTGTTGCAGGCTGTTGAACCGAGTGCAGCCGCCGTCGTGGAAGTCCTCGCAATGGCGCTCGTAAGCGGCTTCGGCGGCGTCCTGCTCGCAGTCGTCGCAGACGAACTCGCCGTACTCGTTTTCGAGGTTGTTGGTTGGTGAGAGGCATTGATCGCACATGGAGCGGAACATCTAATAAATCTCCCCGTCGCCGTTCTCGTTGCTGAACTGGTTGTCGTCGAATTCGTTGGCCGTGAGCTTCGGCCGCTTCGTGAAGTGAACCGGGTCGGTTACGTCGATTGTGTTGATGTCGATCCATGCGGTGCGCGGCGCGTTGATGCCGGGCTGCGCGGGGAGCATTTTCGGGTGGCCGTTGGGACGAGGGCGGGCGAGCATGGTCAGAGGGGCCACACGAGGGCCGACAGAAGCGCGATGTACGGCGCCGCCAGCAAAGCGATGAGACTTGTGAAGCCGTAGAATTGCGCGTCTGACATTTTGGTTTTTCCTCGCTCGCCGGCCGTTGCCTGAGATGATGTCCTCTTGTACGCCCGGCGTACAGGAGAAGTCAATGGAAATCGTACGCGAGGCGTACAAATAATTTCGGGAGGGTTGAGGTCTTGCGAACGTACCGTGAACAGCACATATAGAAAAATGCCCGACCCGATTCGTGACAATCGGCCGGGCTGATCTGGGAAGGCTTGAAGGACAATCCCCAGACCGTTGGGTCAGATATAGGCGGCGCAACGTATATTGTCCAGCCCGGTACAAAATACCGATTGAGCTGCCGCGTAGATGTTCACACGGCCCGGCGATTCCGGGGGCGCCGCGCGGGGGATCTTCACCTCAATGAGGGCTTCCGACCCGAGCAAATGCCGACGGGGCTATGCTCACATCTGGGACTTTAAAGGCAGTGTATTGCGTGCCGGGCGGCTGGCCCCCGATATAGGGCATCCCAGGTATACGCGCTCTCCGTTCTCCTCAGGCCGCTTGGCATTACTGCCGGGAATAGCGGAAGGAGAACTATTACCTGCGCCCAACTGTGCGGGAGACATTGTTCCAAAGGGCCATAAGAGCCTCTTGGTTGAGTGGCGGCTCGGTATCGTCATTCGGGGGCGGGAGCGCTATCAGCGTGGCTACAGGCACCCCGAGGGCCTTTGAGATGCCTTCTATGATTGGCTGTGAGTAGGGCATGCGACCATTTTCGATTCGGCCGATGCTGGCGTGGCTATAGCCCTTCTCGCTGATCTCGTTCTCTTCCAGGTACTCACCGACCCTTGCCGCCAACTCTTCTTGGGACATTTTGCGTTTCTCGCGCCATGCCCGGATGAACGTCCGCTGGTAAAGCGGCCGCAATCTTGTCTGCGCTGTTTTCGTTGTCTTTTTCCCCATGTACGCATCATGCACGGCGCCGCCGTCGATGAAAACGACACCTCACGTACAAAAGGGCTTGACGGCGACTGTACGCCGGGCGTACAACGCTAAACATGCACCTCTCCGATTACATGACTTTGAACAAACTCGATGATGACGCCGTTGCGGCGGGCATTGAGCGATCTCGCGTAACTGTCAGCCGGATTCGGCGCCGAAAGCTCCGTCCCAACTGGGAGACGATCGAAAAGATCAGGGTGTTCACGAAGGGCGCATCTACCGCTGACGACTATCAGTCGCTGGAACCCGCTCAATGATGCAGGCTCACCCCGTTCCAGATGTGCATGCACGCGGTGGCCTTGCCGTCGAGCGCATGACGTGCAGCCCGGTTGCTTTGCTCCGCGCCTGTCAGGGAACAAATCAAATTCAACTGCGCGCCGGCATCGATGACCCAGCCGACGCAGCGGAGAACTCCGTTCACTTTGCGGAAGGCTCCGAATCCATCGACGTAAACGGGCGGCAGGCTGGCAGCCTGCAGTATCAATTCCTCTTCGCTCATGAGCACCCCCGCAACAAACTCGTGACGTCCCGGGGGCTATTTCTGGGCGAGAACCTGACACAG